TCTTTTTTGATTGCTTTGTTTTGTCTTATGTTTCTATATAGTTTTTGGTGTGCGCTGTTTTGGTCTTTGCAATTTTTATTTCCTAATACACAATTCTCTGGGCAATAATCCTTTGTACTATCAATTCTGTTAAGTCTTAAACCTTTTGTATATCCATTTTCATTACACCACTTTCTAAAATTATCTCTATCATGCCATTCTTCACATACTTTTATCCCCTTAGCTCCGTAACTTTTAAATGCTATACTTTTAGGGTTATAACATCTTCTCATCATTTCGTAATGTAGTCCACCTATACTGTTTAAGTCAGCCATATAAGCACCACCTTTCTAATGATTATAGATATATTATATCATACTTTATAAAGTATTGCAACATACTTTTGCAAGTAGTATAATCAAAAGCAAAAAGGAGTTTATATTTACATGGCAAAATCAAAAACATCATCAGAAGTAAAAAATCGTTGGAATGAGAAAAACTATGATAGAATTACAGTAATGGCACCCAAGGGCAAAAAGGAAGCCTGGTCTAAGATTGCTAAAGAAAAAGGATTCAAAGGATTAAGTGGATATATTATTGACTGCGTAGAAAAAGCTGGCGAATAATTATTTTGCCAGCTTACAACATTTTTCTGTATAAATCAATGCTTTACTTGAATACCGGCATTGACTAAGCTCATATATCAATAATTCTTTTGTCATAGTCGGATTAGTCTTTTGAATTATCTTTAACAACTCATCTATACTCATCATCCCACTCTCCTAACTGCTCCTAAAACCATATCAACAATGTCAAATACTTCATCGCCATAAGTTGCCACAAAATCGCACAATATCTCTTCCTGTTCAATCGGCAAATACACATCATAGGACATACAGATTGCGTGGCATACTTCGTGTATCAGCACTTTGCGTTGCATAAATCCACGCAAGACATTTGACAGATAAATTGTATGTGTATTTCTATCTGTCGCACCTAGTACAGAAATATTGTCTGACCGCTTTAATTCGCCCGAATTTGAATTTTTATATTGTACTCGCCACATTGTGCCATTAATATTAAAAATCATCTGTATGCTCCTTTCTGAATAAAACAGGCTATGAATATTGCTACTCATAGCCTTTAAAATCATATCTTAGATACAAGAGTGCTTAACTTCGTTCTAAGCAAGTTCTTCTCTTCTGCCGACATATCAGCCACCATACCTGTAATATCACTCGCAAGTTCCTTAGTGTAGCTGTCAAGTGACTTCATCTTGTGTTCCTTATCTTCTGGTGTGTTATTCTTGTGCATTTCCTTAGTTTCTGTGTAGTTTCTCTTTGCTCTGTCGTAATTACTTTCAGACATTGGCTCTGTATAATACATCTTGCCATAATCCCTATCCATATCCCTTATATGCTCTGCTTCTGGGTGCATGTGCATATAAGGCGGTTCTTCATATCCTCTGCGGTATGTTCCCTTGCCTTTAGGGGCGAATCTGCCATTTGCATAGCGGTAGTGGTCATAGTATCTTCTGCCGCTTTCTTCACCATATTCAGCTTTAAGACTTCTTAGGAGTTCTTTGTCATACTCTTCTTCCTCTTCATCAGCCTTTTTCATAGACTTGACGATAACTGCACGATATTCAGCTTCGCATAAATCCTTAATCATGTCCACAGCTTCTGACATTTCCTCAACATTTACATTTTCAATGCCCTTATCAAGTTCAGATAGTGTCTTTTCGGTAAGGCACTCAACCATTTTGTGTATTCTTTCAATATGCATAGTTGTTTACCTCACTTTCTTAACCTATTCTGTTGATTGTGATATTTGCATTAGCAACATTGATAGCCTGTGTAGATGTATTCTTAACAGAGATTGCCTGACAGCAACCACAAGGAAGCCATACATCTGTAGCCATAGAAACATTGTTAAATGCTTCTGCCGCCGCCGGTGTTGAAATTGCAAGTGCTGATAAATCTGGTTCACCCTCTATCGCAATCGCAAGGGATATAGGACCTGCTGTAGCACCTGTCGGTACTGCAATATTTCCATTAAATTCTACTCTGTACTTTGCTTTGCAAGTGTTAGTAGCACCTTTAAGGTTGATTAATCCGCTTCCTGTTCTGTGCGAAATATATCCTTTGTTGCATACAGATGTTGGTGCATCTGTAAATAATACATTTCCGTTTACCGCAACTGTTTGTGTTGCAACATTTGAAAATTCAGCCATAATAAAAACCTCCTTATTTCATTTCTTCTATTGTTTTAGGTTTCTCTTCTTTTGAAGTTTTTACTCCCATTGAAACCATAGACTCTTTAAGCAATTCTGTATAATCTTTCTTTGCCATCTTATCTACTGTATCAGAAATTTCTGATACAGTTTTTAATTCATAGATATTAAGCTTATTAAAATCTATGCTTTTAATTGCTTCTATAAACTTATTTTTTAATTCTTCCATTTTAGAAACCTCCAGATAATTAAAATAAGGGCAAACATTATAGCCTGCCCTTTGATTATAAGTAATACTGCATAGCAGACATAATCGAGTTAAACTCAATTAAGATACTCAATTATTCAGTTTTAGCAGCCACATCCTGCATTGCAACCACATCCATAAGCATAAGCATTAGGATTAGGAACAACATAGGCTGGAATAGCTGTAGGATTTACAGAGTTGACAATCTGCTGTGTCTGTGCTGTCATTGCAGTAGTCAGAAGTGCATTCTGTCTATCCTGTGAAGCAGAAAGCTCAAGTTTCTGTACCTTATCTCTCAAATCTGCATTTTCCTTTGTACATAAGTAATCAAGAATAGCTCTTGTTCCTGCCTGCTGGCTGTCAATAATATCTCTTGTATTGTTGTTCATTGTGTTCTGTAAAGCACAAGTGTTAGTTGCTAAATTGTAATTAACTCCCTGAATGGCTTCACGAGTTTCACAACAGCAGTTAGCGAGCTGTGCCTGTAAAGCGTTTGTATTCTGCATATTAGCGACTGTATCAGCGTTAATAGCCTGCTGTATACCATAGCCTGTCTGCATGATATTTGTGTTAATACCATTAAAACCTGTGAGCATACTGTTGTTCATAGCATAAAAGCCGTCACAAAGTCCGTTAGAAATGCCATCTAACTTGCTGATAACTGCCTGATTGTCAAAACCTCTTTGTATAGCTGAATCAGTGTAGCCTGCGCCGTTGCCATTTCCACCGAAACCGCCCCAGCCGTTATTGCCCCAGCCAAAGATTAAGAGAATTACAATCCACCATGCACCATCGCCCCACATACCATCGTTATTACGATTATTGCCTGTTACTGCGGCAATATCTGCGAGACTAACTCCGTTTGAATTAAACATCTTGTTTACCTCCATTTATTTTATTAACAAATGGGATAACCGGTCATTATGTGCGCACAACCCAAAATGTCCTAATTCATCATACCCTTAATATCATTAAGGTTTATTCCTTGTGTATTCATAAAATTACTTAAAATTTGCTCTGCGCCTTGCGTGTTTCCACTGTTTATCTGATTAAGCAAGTTTTTTGCCATAGGATTTCCACGCTGTGCCGACTGTTGTAAACAATTCATTGCCATTTGCTGTGGATTCCGAATTGACTTAAGTTGATTTATAGTTTGAATTAACTGCTGATTCACTCTTCATCACCGCCCTTACTTTGAGTTCTTGATGTTTTTCTCTGTGTTCCTAAAGATTTATCAAATCTATTTTCCAACTGCCCTATCTTCTCTGATAATTCATTAAACTTATTTAGAAATAGCTCTGTGCTTTCGTCTGATAGGGTAAATTTAGCGTTTTCTGCATTAGCCATAGAATTTACTGTCTGATTATCTTTAGGGGCTGTATAAGGCTTATACACAATCGTTCTGATTGTTCCGTCAGCATTCCAACCCTTGACATAAATCTCCGACATATCCTGCTTAGGGAAAAATGCCATTGAGCCATCCATAGGCACTTCATTAGCGTTAATATTTTCAACTGCCTGTACCATTCTTCCGTTAATGCCCACTACTTGCTGTGGCATAGGTTGTTGGATTTGCGGTTGTATCTGTTCCTGCGGCTGAAATCTCTGTATATTTGCCATAGGATTGTATTGATATGTTCCATATTGTGGTACATATCCATTATTCATCATAGGTGTTGTCTGATAAGGATTGTTTATCATCTTTTACCTCCTCCAAGACTTCTTCAATTGCGTGGATAACGAGAGATAATGTCACTAAGTCAAGTTTCTGCAATTCTTCTTTGCATAAGATTTTTTCTCTAATTTCATCAGAAAACATTCGCACTACCTCTCTTTCTGGTTATATTTTTGCATAAAAAAAGACGGACTAACCGTCATGTTTCCGACAGTTATCCGCCAAAAATAAGCAAAAAAATAACGCCATTACGGCGTTTGCTAAACTTCTATGATTACTTTCTTGATTACCTCTTTATTTTTCTGCAAAAAGACGATGTTCAAAAAATCTCCTTTCATTCAGTGTTTATGCGGGTTTGCAGTGCTTCTTCTCCTTGAAAAAATAGCAGGGGATGAGAGAATCGAACTGCATTGACCGTTCCCTTATTCCGCTCTATTACTGGATTTACAGCCTTGTGCTTTGATTACTTTGATTACTTTGTAATCAAAATCCTAATAATTGATAGCATTATTCACCTGCTCAATCTTAGTTCTATCAGTTTTATTGCTGTAGATGTAATATTTTCTTGTCGTCTCAATACTTGTATGCCCCATCATTTCTGTTATAACAGTGTCGCTCACGCAATTATCATACAATGCAACACTGTATGCCCGGCGGACTTTGTGCGTGGAACGATAATTGATATCCAATGCCTTACATATCTTATGCAGCTTTCTATTGAATGCCTGTTCCTTAATCCGTTCCCCTTTTTCTTCGAACATATAAGTTCCAAAAGGATTTAATCTGCGAATTGCCTTAACAGTATTTACAGCTTTATCTGGAATAATTATATCTCTTAATCCTGCGTCAGACTTAGGATAATCACTTACAATCTTAACCCATTTGCCTTTTTCATCTCTGACCTTAATTTCTGTTCTTTGCACAGAAATATAATGCTTGATAGTTCCATCTTTAAGTGTAGAGCTATGAATATCAGAAAACTTAAGCGATGATAACTCACCGGCTCTCATTCCGCATTCAAACATAAGCAGCAATCCCAAACTCCTTATATCATATCGTCGCCATAGATATTCTGTGATTCTTGGAATCTCATCCTCAAAATACACCTGTTCTTCTTTTTTCTTCACATTCTTAGTAAATGCTCTGCGTGATAAATCTAAATCTCCCATAAATTGTGTGATACTTAGATTGGTATACCCCTTTTTCTTGGCATATTTAAAAATGCCATTAATAAGGATTCGCATGTCAGAATATGCCTTTTGCGTCAGTTTGCATTCGGCAATAACAGTCTTAATAAAGCATTCTAAGTCATCTTCTGTAATGTACTTGATTTTCTTATCTGCCATGTGATATGCTTCATTAGTGAAAAATCTGGCAAAGTTATCAGTATACTTATCATATGATTGCTTCTTGATTTCATGATATTCAAGTTTTTGGTCTACCCATTCCTTGAATACAGTCTTAACTAAAGGTTCATTAGCAAGTTTCTTATAATGCTCCACTATTCCATCTTCAAGAGACTCTTGCGTTGAACGCTTTAGCAGCTTTCTGCCGCTTGATGTGCTTTCGTCTGGCAAGTATGTATACCATTTCTTATCCTTTCCTTGCCAGATTTCATTATTGTGTGCTTTTAAATATTTTTTCCTTTCGTTCATTTCAATTTGTTTTTGAACATCGTCACGAGAGATAATACCATTCTCCAGTACATAATTCAACAACTCTTTGTCTGTTAATTCCAATCACAGCACACCCTTTCAATTTTATTTTTAATGTTCCTTATTCTCCTTTCAAGAGTTCTTTGCGATACGCATAATCGTGCAACTATCTCTTTTTGTGTAAAATTCCGAGAAAGAAGTTTGAATATTCTCTCTTCTTCCTCGGTAAAATTGGCATTTTCCAATATCTTTTCAAGTTCCGGCTTAGTAAGTTCTGAAAACTTCATAAGCCATACTCCTTAATATTTAATTTTTATTTTTGTTTCTTCTTCTAACTGTTCAATAAGTTCTTTTGGATCTATAAGCCCTGCGTTGAAATCTTCATTGAATTTATCAATCTCATCAATAAGCCGTTCTAGTCGCTTATTTCCAAATCCAAATTTATCATGTAGGACCCATAATAGAATCGTTAAGGCATTACCAAACATTTCTTTATTTTCTTTATTCTTCTGCCTGTTTAATTGAACTCTCATCATTTGTTCTTGAAATCTTCGTTGTTCCGACTTGCTCATTTAACATAGCCTCTCTTTTCTTTTTCTCCCGATATCTTTTACAGTATATGGCATTTTTACCGGTTTCAATCCTTTTAGCTTCTATTCTTTTTTGTGCAGCTTTGCCTTTTTCTGATTGCTTATACCTTTTTTGTGCAGCCTTGCCTTTTTTAGTCTGAAAATATTTCTTCTGGCTAATTTTATGTTCTTCTGACTGATTATATCGTCTGCGTCTAGCTTTGCCTTTTTCGCTCTGTTCATACATTCTGTCATATATAGCCTTTGCTCTTTGTTTAGGTTCTAATTGCTCTAATTTATTTCTAAAGGCAATTTCTTTATCTAGTTTATTTTGCTGAACTATATCCGGCTGTTCAAGCGTATTGTATAAACAATCATCTAAAGCACAGTTAAAGCAATCGGGATAAATACAATTTTTGGGTTTCATAATTTTTACCTCATGGCGTTTATTCTTTCTTGAATATCTTGAGGTGCTTCAATATACTCTTCTGCGTTTGTATTTTGACCAATAAGGGCATTTTCTTTAATTTGTAATGTATTTATATCTCTTTGGAAATTTTGCTCGATTTGAGCCTTATACGAATTTACATTCGTCTTCTCGATAAGTGATTTGATACTGTCTGGCATACGTTTTATTTCATTCGCACGCTTAACAACTGTTTCGTAGGTTCTTAGAAAATTTGATTGTATTACTGTTTCTATCGTCTGATAATCTGATGTCGCCCAGTTTTTAAGGTTATCTGGCATACCTACAGCCTGTTTTACAAGTGGTGGTAACTTGTTAAATTCTTCAACCGCCCCATATGTACCATTCCGTAACGCCTTACTAACCAATCCCCAAGCTGTCATTCCGTCAAGCTCCTGTGGCTGTGATATTGTCTGTATCTTACCTATCAACTGTCCTATACTTGGGGCAAATCCGCTTATATCAGAGTTGATGTATGCTTTAAGTGCGACTGACACTTGTTCATAACTGTAATTTTCCAACATCATATTCCACACATCTACTGTCTCTGATAGGTTGTTAGGCTTGTAGTTAGGGTAGCAATCACACATAATGCGGATGATTTTAACTGTTTCTTCTCTTGTCATTGCTGCCTCCCTTCAATTGATTAGAAATAGTATCTAATTTGTCGCATATAATAGCACTATTAATTGCGATTGTTTTTAAGAGTGATTCAATCTTTCCATTGTACGGATAATCACTTCTAAAATTTATTTTGTTGAGTGTATCATCTAATCTACTCATTCTTACCACCCCACCTTACACGTTATCCCAATCAATAGCACCCTTATTGAAATTCTGATTGCCTTGCTTTTCAGAAACGACATTCTGATTAAGGTAACTCTCAAACTTCGTGCCAAACAAGGTATCTGGTCTTAAATACCTCTCCCTTTCAGTTCCAAGCCATTCATTAACTTTTTTATCTATGACTGTGTAAAAATCCTGTTCAGTATATCCCTCTTTGATTCTTGCCCCGATATGCTTCTTAGTATTAGGTGTATTGTATCTATATCTGGTATTACATCTGTTATTTAAGTAACTAATAATATTTATATATATATTATTATCTATATTATCTTTCTTTTTATTTACTATATTATTATTAACAGAAACAGAATCAGATACAGTATCAGAATCAGTATCAGAAACAGATGTCTCCATAGGGTATGTATACCCTATGTATAGGGTATCATTTTTAATGGAATCAACCATATCATTAACATATTTTCTAAATTCGTCAGATTTAATATGTTTGGCAACTCCTAAAACCCCTGCCAAGACTTTCTCTGATTTGCTCCAATTATACTTATACCAATGTAATATCAGCACTTCTTTAGTTTCTGAATCAAACTTAATAACCTTGTGTACCTTATCAAACCTTTCTAATAGCCTGATAATAGTATCTTTGTTATAACCTGTCTGCCTTGTCATTTGTGAATAACTAACCTCATAACACCCACATATATTTGTCTGTGGATTTGTTAGCAAATATATGTAGAAATACTTGTCCTCTGGCGTAAAATCATCTTCAACCTTGTTGTCAGTCCAAAATGATAATTGAACATTTCTATATATTGCCATATCATTGCTCCTATTCTTCAAGTTCTGCCACATTGTTACTTCACTAAATCGTTGATATTAACTCTGAATCCGTCAAATTCCTTGCCTTTGCTCTTGATGTAAGCTGTTGTATCAAAGAACATCAAGTTACCCTCTCTGTCCGTTGCCATACTTACACCATTTCTTGTAAGACTACCTTTGAGTAGTTCAAGTAAAATCTGTATTTCCTGCTTTGTTTCATCTTTCATACTGTATTTCCTTGCTTTATATTCAGATTTTTAAACATAGCACACATAACATCTACCGCTATTGAGTTTCCAAATTGCTTATACAACTGCGTGTTACTGTTTACCGCTTCCATTTTGTCCATATCTTCATCAGATACACCCATCAGCCGTCCGCACTCTCTCGGTGTCAGCTTTCTTATACGATAGCCAATATTGTATAAGTATGGATTTCCACCAGCATTTCCAACCGGCTGAGAATTTAATGCCATAGCACAAGCATCGGAACTATACACTCTGTTTCCTTGCCTATACTGTGAGCCAAACTCGTTTTCTTTTCCAATGCCACCTAGCAGTAAAGGTTTTTCAAGTAATAAGTTATCTTTCTGTACACTTGTCAAGCAATTACTTGCACCTTGCATATTTGCCTCTAATCTCTGCTCTGTTGAGCTTCCCACAGTTCTATCTGACGGATTATCAGTATTTCTTCCACGCATAGCGACTATCTGACTTTCAAGAATTTTCGGCTCTTGATTACCACCTTGCATTGTACTCAATGTTGGACTACACCCCCCTACATCATAAATTCTGTTGGTACTTTCAAATTTTGCTTCAAGAGAACCTATTACATTTACATCTGCCATAATTACTCCTAAATCGTGTTTTTCAGCTTTTACACATCGGGAAATATCCCCCCCCCGATAATGCCTTTTTGAAATCTGTCTGAAACCTCTGTATATATGCTTCCTAATACTTCCATTCAATCACTCCATTCATAGATTGATTTCCAAAACCTTTATAATCTCTTGCCATAAGAGTTGTTGCAATATCAATCTGCTTTTCAATTTGCGTTGCTTGATTGCTTAACAACAAGGTTTCCGTCTGACCGCAAGTTTGATATTCCGCAGTCATATCTTGCCTTGATACAGTTTGCAACTTCTCTTTGCTGCGGCTTATTGATTGTTCCGTCAACGCAAGTCTGTCTGTCTGTCTGTCTGTCTGTCTGTCAAGATTGTGTTGCGGTAATGTGCCGTTGTCAATAAGCTGTCTTATCAGCTTGTCAGCCTTTTCATTGTTGATGTAATACTTTTCATCTACATTATCCTCAAGATAGTCTTCCAGCTTCTTTTTAAGTGGTATAGGCTGCGGAAAATGGTAATTGTACTCGCCCAGGAACGAAAACATAAAACATCTTTCACGATTTTGTGCTACACCATAATTTTTAGCATTCAAGTCTTGATAGTAATTTGTGTAACCAAGGCTTTCAAGGAAATCTAGCCACTTTCTAAAGTCAGGCATATTATCCTGACTATGTACTTGTGGCACGTTCTCCATGAACAAAATTTGTGGTAATTCTCCGTTACTATCTCTGATTTCTGTTAGTATTCTCTCAACTTCCCACAACAGACCACTTCTTGTACCACTGCCCTTAGACATTCCGGCTTGCTTTCCGGCAACTGATAAATCCGTACAAGGGAATGAGTAAGTAAGTAAGTAAGTAAGTGAATGCATTTGTGTCGCAGATATTCAAATCTTCTGTATGAACCTTAGTTATATCCATTGTAGGAAAATCCGTACCATGCACTGCGTTATAGCTTGCTATGGCATACTTATCAAACTCAACAACTCTGTAATGTTCAAACTTAGCGCCTATTCTCTTTAGTGCCATTGCCTGACTGCCGTAGCCGGCGAAAAGTTCTATTAAGCGGATAGGCTTTGTTATGCTGATTGGTTCTCTTGTGAAGTCAAATATGCTCATTTGATTATCACAAGAATAATTTTCAAAATTCATAAAATCTACCAAAAGGAAACCTCGGTTTTATGTGCGCACAACCTATTCCTTTCTTTGATTTTTAGTTATCTTCTTTTCTTTCAAAACTCTCACAAGACACATCAAGCAAACAACCACATTTTTCGATTTCTGTCACTCCCCAATATGTCTTGTATCTGTAAGAGTTTTGGCATTTAAAACAGAAATCCTTGCCACTATTCAGCTTGTAACTTGTCTTTTTATCTTCCAACTTTTTCCCGATACTCTCGTTTATCCTTTCAAGTTCCTTGACCTTTTCCTGCAATTCCTCAAAATCTTCAATAAGTTTATTGTATTTCTTCTTACTCAAAATCTTCATTCCGAATCGCCCTTTCCATTCCTGTATTTTTCTATTGCTTTATCAACTCTATCTTTGCCCCAATCTGCACTACAATACCATTCAACAGCTCTGAAAACAGGACTTAACATTTCAAAGAGCGTTTCCACTCTTATTTTAGCTGATTTGATATATTCAACTAACCGCCTTGTATCTTTTGCCACATCTTCGTATCCGTTTTGATTGAGATAATCAGACATTTCTTCCAATAATTCAATGTTGCTGTACTGCATGAGGTCGTCAATTTCTTTTGAGTATAAATAGTTCCAACTTCCACCGCTCACTCTGAATCACCCGCTTTCAATAAATCCATAAATTTCTAATACTTACTAATTATCAACCTCGCTCCAACAATCATCATCTTTCCAACCTCTCGAATGAACAGAATCAAGGATGTCTTGCCTTGTTTCCTCGTTTAATTCATCAATCTCAAATGCAATTTTATCATTATATTTTCTGTTATGAATTGTAACTATCATTATTTACACCTCGTTCCTGTATGTGTTTTCATCCAATAACTGATTAAACTTCTCAAACTGTTTCTGTGACACCTTATTATGCTCTTTTTCTGGCTTTAAGCGGATTATAAGGTGCTTTTCAGCGATAGAGGATAATTCTCTTGCTAACACCTTTTTGCCTTGCTGCATGCCGTCTCTGTAGCCTTTAGGTGCTTTTCTCTCGCCTATTGAACCACTAGCACGATTTTCTCCTTGACCGCCTAAACTGACGTTCCGAAGCTGATAGCCTTTATCAGCATATAGCTTAATGTAATACTTCTCTTTCTCGTCAAGCTGACTTTCGGGGAAATTCAGAAATTCAACTCGCCAGCCATAAGGGTTTTTCTCTTCGTCATACAGCTTGTGACGTTTCAAGCTAAGGTCTATGTGCTGTTCGTAACCTACAAGGTGGCTTGCTAATCTGCTAAGTGTATGTACTGCCTGTCCGACATACGCATACTTAAATCCGTTTTCATCTTCTCGAAGCAGGAAGTAAATCCCGCTCCTGTCATTCAGCTTTGGATTCAGCTTCAATAGTCGCTTTTTGTTTTCCTGTTCTATTGCTTTGGCTCTCGCTATGTTTTGATAATTCAAGAATTGCCACCTGCCTTTACTTCAAAAGGATTCACAAAATTATCAATAGGTTTAGCTCTCATACTAAAAGCCGTTGGTTGTTCATCCCTGTCTAAATCTAATTTTTGACCACAGTTCGGGCAGTAATCATAATCATCATAATCAACCTCATATCTCTTATCACAGCAAGGGCAAATCCAAGTATCATATATAAGCGTTCCGTCTGGAGCATATCCATCACCCTCATATGTCGGTTTCTTAGCTGTCTGTTTCTCCCTAGCTTCAATCACACTCTTAAATGCAAAGCCTTTCTTAACACATTCATCTTCAAACTGCATATAGTTTTCAAGGACTTCTGATGTCATCTTGCGGTCAGATAGCTTCTTGATTGTTTCAAGTGCCTTGATTGCCATATTTCTTGCTTCAACAACTCTTTTAGCAGCTTTGTCACTCAATCCTATTGTTGACATATTAAATCTTACCTCTCTTATTGCTTCATTCTCTGTCATACTCACACCTCTTTAATTAAATGGCAATCCCTCATCAGCTACATTATCTGGAATTGACATAAAGCTGTCTGAATTAGCATTACCGCCCATAATTCCATTGTTATTATTGTTCTGCTGATTAGCACGACTTTCGCAAAATTCGTGTTTTTCAACAACACAATCATTAGTGTAAACTTTCTGTCCGTCTTTGTTAGTGTAATTGCCTGTCTGCCATCTACCCTCAACAATAATCTTAGTTCCCTGATGTAAATACTTCTCCGCAAACTCTCCATTCTTGCCAAATGCGATACAGTTAATAAAGTCTGCTGCCTGTTCGCCCTCTTTCTTAAAAGCTCTGTCAACAGCTAATGTGTACCTTGCTACTGCCATACTTCCGTTTGTTGTCTGTGAATATCTAATCTCCGGGTCTCTAGTCAGTCTCCCACATAGGATTACACGATTCATTACTTTTCCTCACTTTCTACTAACTCAAATCTATATTTCTGTTCTGCATTAGGATATTTTTCCTTATCAACCTCACTCATAAACATCTCAAGAGGTCTGTTCCAGATATGCCCCTCATATTCATACACAACTGATATTTCTTCTGTTTCTGTGTGTCTTGAAATACCGATAATTGTAACAATCTTGCCTAACTTGAAATGCTTATATTTCTCGCCTTTCTGCGGAATAGGTCTGTCAAATTCTGTACTGATGTTATCTGCCTTAAAATGCCTTGTGAGTAACGCAAGGTCACAGTTTGGCGTATCTTCGCCATCAAGATTAAATTCTTCCGACTGTTCGATATGTAACTGTTGCCAGTTTTCGGCATATCCTACATCACTTATATCATCATATATATCTTCGAGTGAAATATTTTCACGATTGGAAACTAAATAGCCGCTAAACCTAAATATCTTTGCCATATTCTCTCCTATTCTGCTTCTGATTTAAGCCAATCCATACAACTAGCTTCTCCCTCGTATTCCTCACCGAATGCGTTCTTAAATCCGACAAGAAACTCTGCTAATTCTTCATCCGACATATTTCTTATCCTGTCGGCATTGGTCTGTTTGCTATCACATCTGCAGCAAGGCTCATTGTCTCTTGAATTGCTGTTATGCTGGCAGTTGCAAGTGCGGTTAGTTTCATAATTCTGTATGCTCGCCACTTCTGCAAAAGCTGTGAGCATATCAGCAAAGTATTTCAGCATACTATCTCTGTCAATGTTGTTCTTATCTGCCATAGCACATACACTTGCTAATGTGTCAGTTACTATGCTCTGTAAATCTTCCATTTCTTTGTCTGTGAGATTGCTCTGCTTATCGCTCATTTTCTCCACCTCTCATAAGTAATTCTTTCAGTTTTGCTTCTGCTTCGGATTTTGTAAAAAACATAGTATCTCCAATTGCTGTAGATGTTACTTCGTTTCTATATCTTTCCTTATCTTCTGTAATTGTGGAAAGCAGAAAATTCATCTGATAATCAGCAGATATTTTTGTGACTACCGCCTTAAAAATACCATATTTAATATTTTTGCCCTGTACTCCTACAACCATTATCTGCCAAACTGTATCTCCTACTTTGCAAGGCAATTTTACAAGTCTGCCCTGTTCTTCTAAGTCCTCATATTTACCTAACTTCTCACAAATGCTTGTCATAATCTCACAGTTATCACATTTGCTACTTGCTCCCAATCCGTCACACTTTTCAAAGCATTTCGGATAGAAGTAATTTCCAACAGCATTTTTATCTGTTAATCTCTCCATTACTGCTCCTTCCCACTTTTAATTATTTACGTCTTGATTTTATATGCCCTAATTGGTTGCCCTTCACTTTTATCACTTTCTTGTGGGTAATATGTATTACCAATCCATTCAAATTTTAAATATACTAATTCAAAATCATTTTTTTCAATGCTGCAGTTTTTAGGCAATCCATGAAAATTTTTACTAAGCCTAAAGCAAGTCTCTACATCATTATCCGTATACCAATTCATATTTATCAAAAATTGTGTTTTATCATTACTGATACCGCTATAAAAGTTTCTCATTCACACCTCCAATCTGCCCAAAAGAAAATCTTGCCATATAATCTCCTTTCTAAAAAGGGCACTCATTAGGGTTAGCAAGTAGCCATTCCTTGTTGTGCTCTGCGACATCCACATTTGCCCCACAAGCAACTTTTTTCATTTTCTCGATAAAACTATCTCTATCAGAATTTTCACTTGATAAATGGCACATTATGACATTCTGCAAGTTATCTGAATAATTAGCCTTAACAAAATCGCAAGCTGTGTCAATGGATAAATGACCTCTGAAAACGTGATTAGCTTTGCCTGTGTTATCCCTGTCGATTAAATCCTTGTCATAATTCACGCCTAAGAGAATGTGGTTTATGTCTTTGAACTTCCACTTGATTAGTTCACAATCGGTTATATAAAGCATTCTCCCTATTTCCTTGTGAGTAATCAGAAAGCCATATATCGGACAAGGTTCGCCATTTGCGTCTGTGTGTGTCCAATTTCCGTCTATTGTTGTTAGGTCAAATGCCTTAACTTTAAAACCGCCATATGGTATCGTGTGATAATAATGTAGTATGCCCTCAAATTGCGCGTATTGTATATATGGAGCGGATATTCGTATTCCCATAGCCTTAAAATCGTTTAATGACTTGCTGTGGTCAAGGTGCTTATGGGTGCATAACACACCCACAACATCTTTAATGTTCCAATCTAAGCCTTTTTTAATCTCCTTAATCGGTATCCCACAATCAAGGATAAGTGTTTCTCCGTTGTTAGAAGTTAATGTGTAGCAGTTTCCGCTACTTCCTGTGGCAATCGTTCTCAAAATCATCTAAACAACCTCGCTTTCGTTCTACTGTAACTATGGTATCATTATGTTGGCTACCGTGAGCTACAAGAAGGATTTCAATCATTTCAAAACCGTATTTCTTTCCTATTCCTGTGCTATTCCACCCACAAGTAATAACAATTCCTCCTGGACGAACAATTCTTGATATTTGCTCTCTATGTCTACGCCAATATGAATTTTGAGTTGTTTCTTTATTCACAGAAAATCCTAATTTCTTGTAACACTCTGATACTTGCCTTGCTGAATACGGAGGATCATATAATACTGTATCAACTGAATTGTCAGAAAACATTTTCAAAAAATCCGTTGCGTCCATATGATAATCAGTATCATATTGTGTATCTAAATCATTTATTATATCAGCAATTTTATTACTATTAGCAAATGGGTCTATAACTTTTCCGAAAGAGTATTTGTCTATAATTTCCTTTATTGCTCTTATTGAAAATGTGTTCTTGCTTGGCATTTCCCATTTTCGTTCTATAATCAATAAATCACCTCTTTTCGTCTACGCAATCCAAAATCAGCTTTTCTGTATCCGTTTTAAGAAGATAACAGTTCCAATGCGAACCACTTGATATTGTTTTTAATCTCATTCTGTATTCCTACTTTCATTCCCAATAAGATAATCAACTGATACGCCAAGAACATTTGCAATTTTCACAACAATAGTTGCCTTTGGTACTCTTTCTCCTGTTATGTATCTTGAAATAGTTACCTCTGTACATCCTATTTTTTTAGCGAGTTCTTTTTGAGTTATACCCATTGACTTAATCAATATTCTTAATCTCTCGCAAAAAACATCTCCTGTATTTATTTTTTGAAATTCATTTCCAGCGGTCATCTCATTAAGTACTTCATCAAGCATCTTTGCCGATATTTCAACGTGCATATTTTGAATTATCTCTGACCTTAAATCATTTATTGCTTGTGAATAACCTGCTTTATAACAAGATTCAGCGATAGATTTAACTTCTAAAAGTCTATTACTATAACCATTACCAATAACTTTTCCAGCCATAAAACTCACTCCTAACATCTATAATCCTGCATTGTGTGTTTCACCATACTCACACCTCGATTTCATCATCCTGCGGGAACTGAAAGTACTCTGTTGTAGCTTTCCGAAATTGTTCCTCGCTCAAAATACTCTGCACTTCTTCAAAACGCTTTGAACTGGCTGTGCAATGATAAAACTCATTATTTTCATATGATTTTCTAAGCATTTCCATAGCCTTAATTGCCTTTTCTTTAGCTGAATATCTAGCTAACTTTGTGCCATCCGGCGATGATAAATTGTGACAATAGATAATTGCAATTTCTCCGTCCGAAAATTTTCCACTATCCATAGATAATGAAAAATAATCATAAGGAACATCTATTGTTCCGTCCTGTGAAATTACTCTCATCCGTAAAACTCCTTTCTGACGTCAACTATCTTGCACTTTAATTTGTAACCCCAATCATCAATCGGTGGTCTTTTACCCGGACAGCAGATAAATTCTCTGCAAATCCTTGGTCTGACCGAATAAATCTCACACTTTTCTTTTGACTTATCATTATCAAGGAACGGACAAGTCATATCCATTGTTGGTGTAGCTATCGGATAATTATGCCTGTGTTCCTTAATATGATGTTTCTTGATGTACTTGCGGATTGTTGCAATCTCATCTTCTGTCATAGGAAGTAAGTTACTACAACAATTACCGCACTGCGTACATTCTCCGTTGCAAGTCAAGTCATAAGTGCCATTATTCATATCAGCCATCATCTGTTCTAAACTTGCTGATTTCATAGGCTTACTCCTGCATAAATGGTGGTAATGTGCTATCTTCTGTCTGTTTTTCGGTTGCTTCTGCTGCCGTGGTGTCAACTACATCTGCCTTATCTTCTATAAACTCAACAGTATTAGCATTTTCGGCAATTTCAGCCTGTGTAACTTGATATACCTCGTCCATTTCAACCTGTGCCTGTCGTGCCATTGGGTCATAATTCTTAGGATATTTCCTTGTTGCATTGTTACACATTTTTCTCTGTATCATGCTCTCCGGAGTATCAAGCCAAGCACCGCTTATAAAAGGTCTAGCAAGCTCGCATTCAAGCATTTCATCTACTGTCTTGCACGCTCTTAAAGCATTGAGAACTTCTTCCTTTTTCTCTTTAATTTTTGCCTTTTCTTCTGGTGTTGCATCATATCTAGTTCTTGCAACTTCTTTCCCATACTGTTTTTTAGTGCCTGTAATAATTCCAAATGTAGCATTCAACATATTCTGCTTTACGTGAGATAAGAGGTTTACCTTAACGCTGTCTCTATCAGCAGAAAGATATGTTACTGTTCCGTCTAACAACTTAACAGGATATACAACTCTTACCGCCTTATCAGATAATCCGTTTTCTTCCCACTCCGGCTCTGTAACTGTAAGTCCTTTATGCTTAGGTGGTATGTACTTGTCACCCTCTTTAATTACCCAATATGGATATACCTGTTTAACATCTTTTCCATAGTTGACAAGCAAAGAATCATAGCCGCTTCCTTCAATGCCCATTTCAACTTGCTGCTGCCAAATTTCTTTTCCGTCGGCATCTTTCCCGATGTTCACATTCCGCAACTGGAAGTAACATTCTCTCGGATATGCACTTGCGTTAAGTTTAAGGCTTGCGCAACGCTTAACAATGCCTCTCAAATTGCTTGTATCAAGGCTACACATATTAACCTTAGGATTGCTCTTAACAAGATTAAATATGCTTGTCATAGCTTCCATAGCACACTCTTTTGCGTAATCGTCCATATCCATTCCAACAGCCTTATAATCATTGATGATAAGCCCTGTCATTGTATTACTCCACTCACTTAATGATGTGGTAAATGCTTTCTTTTCCGCAACTGCTGTATTCTCTGCCATAATTATTCCTCGCTTTCTACTTCTTTAAATTCGCCATCAACTAATTTATAAAATACATCTTCTTTGATACGCTCTCCATCTACACATTCTGTTTTTACACACTTAGGAATCCATATATAATTATCACTATCATCTGTTTTATCAGTTCTAGTCCATTCAGCTAACGTTATCCAACTACCGATTTTTGCTTTTGCTATTGAATTATAGCCTGCTGCCATAACAACTGAATGTTTACCTTTGGATGTTATCTTTGCGTAATATCCACTTGAACCTATCTTTGCGGAATCTCCACTTGAACCTATCTGTGCGGAATCTCCACTTGAACCTATCTTTGCGGAATCTCCACTACTATCAGTTTCGTTATCTTTACCAGACTCAACTCTTGTTTTTTCAATAGTAAAATCTACACAAGCCTTAATAAACCCTTTAAGCCCAAGTTTCGCACCAATATGAAGCTTATTTGTGGCTGTTTTATCCTTTTCTTTATAAATATCTCCAATAGCTTCAACATCTGCAAAATCTGAAATGCCACCATTTTCATCAACAAGCGGATAATAATTCAGCACATCAAATGGGTTTTCGCAGAAATGCATTACGCCTGCTTCGCATATTTCATTTCCGTTTTCTTCATAAGTAGCATTCTCTTTGTACTGCTTACCTCTGCATATCATTCCTTTGTTAAATGCTTTATACCCTTTTACACTCATCAGTTTTCCTCACTTTCTTCAAAATGTTCTTCTATATCCAATCCGTCATCGTCGTACCACTCGCACCATTCCTGTTCTTCCTCATCAAAATACTCAAGTCCAGAAGCATTACAGTAATCCGGCTTTATGTTATTTTCGTACTGAAACAAGTCATAATCCCACAATGTATTAAGGATTTTCCAAGCCTGTTCAATGCTTTCAACTTCGACATAAAAGTTTTTAACCGCTCCTACTTGACAATTGTGCCAAACTCTTAATTTCGCCATATTATCCCTCCACAATCTCTAATTTCTCGCTATCATTAACAATCAGCATAATCAACTGACTATCCACCATTTCAGCAACTTTCTTCTGATTATCTGTACTAAGGCTTTCAGAATCATCTAAAACAATAGGCACCGATATGCCACTAATCTTCTGGATTGAATTACAAATATCAACTCTGCCTAAAATCCTGTTACCCTTGTTACTCATAGTTGTTAAAATGCTCTTTCCGTCAACTGTAGGTATGCAACAGCTCTTGTAATTGCCATTCTTGGCATATTCAAACAACTGCCACTTAACCAAACCAAAATGGCTGTTTACTGCTTCTGTCAAGGCTTCGTTCTTTGCCTTATCCAGTTCATCAAGTAAATCAAGAATCTTCTCGGCATTAGCTTTATTCTGTTCAGAATCAATCTTTATCTGCCTTAATTCTTCAAGTCGCTGTTCGTCTGCTGCCGTATCAGATTTTGCAATTTGACTTTCACATTCTGCTAACTGCTGCCTTAAAGCTGTTTCCTGTGACTTTAATTCTGCCTTAACTGCTGAAATATCATTAGCTTTGTGCATAGCCTCTTCTTTTTCAGCAATCTTCTGTTCAAGTGCCTTGTATTCTTCTGTGGCTGACACATCAATTTCCTGTGGAAGTCCTGATAACTGCTTTTCAAGGTCTGCAACTTCTTTTTCCAGCTTCTTCTGATTAGCAATATTGTCTTTGTTGCATTCCTCTAACTTAGGTATCATATCTCTTGCATTATCAATGCCTGCCTTAACTTCTAATCCGTCCTTTTCAACCTTTGCCAGCCTATCAGCTTTTGTCTTTTCAAATGAGCTTCTAAGGCTTTCAATTTCTTCTGTTGGCAGTTCTCTATGACAAGCAGGGCAAACTGCTGTATTCTCGTCAAACTTTTCTTCTTTAATCTTATTCCAAACATCAGCAAGTCTGTTTCTTTCTCTCGTGCCACTCTCAATATCGTTCTGATAGCCGTATATTTCAGAATTATTTTTCTGAATAGTATCAGCTATGTTGAAAAGATAATCTTTCTTATCAGAAATCTTATTCTCAATCTCTCTCCTAGCCTTAACATTATCCTCATTGGCTTTGCGTGACATATCACTAAGTTCAAACTTCAAGTTGAGAACATCTGAACTAGCCTTGTCATATTCAGCCATCAGCTTGTCATTGTCGGTCTGCTTTGCCACGCAATCAGCAATCTGTTCTTTGAGGCTGTTTTTCTGTAATTCAAGGTCAGATACTTCAATAGCCTGTTTAAGCTGAATATCTCTTTCCTTTTCCTTAATCTGTCCGTCAAGAATAGGCAAATCCTTTGTAATCTTGGTCTTTGTAGCCTTATTCATAGCGGATAATTCTTCAACTGTATACTTATTAAGCAAAGGAACTAACTCGGCTAATTCAGATTTCTGTGAAGCTATATCAAGGTCTGTAACATCTCCTACAAGGCTGAATAGGTATTCTCTCATTTCAGCCGGTTTCTGATTAAGAAATGCATTTACATTACTGCACATCTTGAATACATTCATATCAACATCAAGATATGCGTTGAAATCCTTTAAAGTCTTAGGTACATCATTGATAAAGTACTTGTTATCGTCCTTATAACTGCTGCCATCCTTACTGTAAGTCCTCTTCTGCACTTTCTTCATAGTTATTTCTTTTCCGTCAACATCAAGTGTAAGTTCAACACTTGTGTCCATATCATCAACTGATACTCTGTCAATCTCTCTTCTGACAACCGGATTATCCTTTAATTCATAATCGCAGTTAAACAAGCACCATAAGCAAGCTGTGGCAATAGTTGATTTGCCCTTGCCATTTTTAGCCATAATCTTTGTAATGGCATAAAAATCAAATTCAGCGTGTGCGTAGCACATAAAGTTTTCAAGTACTATCCTTTTTAAAGTTGCTCTCATAAACAATATCCTTTCCTTATAATATATTCATAACAAATATGCCATCTTCAACTTGGAAATTATCAACTTCCCTATCCGCATAGGTTGAATACTTAGCTTCTTCAAACGAGCCGTTAAAAACTGTTCCATGCAGCGGTGTCCATATCTGGCATACCACGTCTTCATCAATAGCCATACTTGCTAAATCTTTAACTGTAATATCACTATACATTAGCTTCGCCCTCCTCTACGTAATCAATCCTGTTTACTGATACTTCATAAGCAACCCTTGTCTCAATCTCATTGTCGCTTATCTTCTTAGTGTACTCACGGCTCTGGAATCTTCCCTGGATCTGAATGTGTTCTCCAACTTCAAGTCCACCCGCAAATCTTGCATTTCTTCCCCATGCTATACATGGTATGTAATCTGATTTGCCATATGGTCTGTTTACTGCTACTAAGGTATCTGCAACCTCTCTACCCTTTGGAGTACATCTGTATATAGGCGGTTTGCAGATATAACCGTCAAGTATGACCATGTTGGTATTATTTTCAAATGGTAGTTCTTCTGGATCCTGCGCCAGCACTTCAAACTCTCTTGCGAATACTGTCAGAATCAGTTTGCTCTTCACATTGTCAGTGTGCTTATTGAAACTTCGTATCTGCCCTGAAACTGTGACAACCTGTCCCACCTTAATTTCTGTGATATCAGCAAGCCTTTCTGATATCATTACCGGTAATGTATCCTTGTTACCGCTCATTCTTGAACACTTGAGCATGAACACATAAAACCCCTCACCAAGTACTTCATGTGAATACTCTGGTTCTCTCTCAACTACTCCTACTAATGTGATATTGTTATTAATTGCATTTTCCATTTCTTTCTCTCCTTACTTTAATATGTAACTTCCTATTGGTACTTTATCCATTCTTTCAATCAGATGGATTTTGCAGCTGAAAGTATAGAACTTTCTAAAATCCTTTTCTCTCATGGCTCTCTGCCTGTTTCTATTCAACTTAATGATTCTTTTTATGCTACTCATTGGCACTCTCCTTACATCTGTAATACATTGTTGTTATAACCCCTCTTGCTGTGAGACAGTCATAATTCTTCCATGCTGATAAATCATGGTTAGCTGATTTAATTGCTGTTCTAATTGACCTTTCAACAGATACTGGTGACCTATTTGTTGCCTTAGCAATACTGTTGTAAATATTTTCCATTGATGTAAAATTTCCAAAGCGTTTGACAGCTTCGATTATGTAGATGTAACCTCTTTTATTAGAAAGAATTCCCAGGTTGAACATTTCTTCTCTTATCCTTGCTTCCATAAACACTCCTTACTTGTAGCAAAAGTACATGTTCTGCACTTTCTTATAAACACCGCTACCTTGTTTAAATTCAGCTTGATACAACACATTGCTAGGTATGTCATATCCGCTTATTAATAATTCTTCTGCTATTCTCCAACACCTTTCTGTTGGCTCTTTATAGAATCCGCTGTTTTTAAGCTCTGTACATTGATATTGCCCTGACTGATAGATGACTTCTTCAATGCTGTTAGGGAAATACTCACTCTGTACTCGGTTCAAAACAACGGCTCCTGCAAGATATAGCATTTCATCATCGTTGCATGTCGCTCCGCATTCACCCATCAGCAAATGTGCCATGAGCGACAACTCATATCCATCAACACTTATCTCTCCAGTTTCAACCTTATAATCAACATGTGAGTTGTAGCATTCACTTAACACTGCACTCTGCTGATTAATCTTAGCTTGCGGTTGTACCGGTCTTAGAATCAATGCTATAAGGCTAATCCCTGCCAGTGTTGCGGATATGTTAATTATCTTTTCTTTCATATTCTTTTATCCTTTTCATTAAGCACAATGGCGGTTCGTAAGAATCAATGAACTCATGTATATCTGCTAAATCATCACGCTTAATGCAACTAAAACGACACCCGACTTCGCGTTCTACCTGCGCATATATATCCATGCAGACTTCATTGATTAAGCCTTTGTCACTTATGCCGCCTGTAACAGCAATAACTCTCTTGCTTTCATGTTTTGCAATGCCCTGTATTTCATCAAAAGTTAATGAATCATCAAATGGAAACACTGTTATCTCCTTTCAGAAACTTGTTCACAAAGTAAACCTGTCCTTTGCCTGTTACCTTTGGTGTGCGTGTAATTCTTACGCTTCCATCTGGATTAACAAGGTTGCTTTCCTTGATTTCAAATAGCCCCTGCTCAATATACCTCTGCGTCGGCATATTGTAAGAACTGCCACTCTTAATCAGATAGCCCCTATCTCTTAACCATACAAATAATCGCTTCTGTCCGATTTGCACGCCATTCTGACAAATCAACTTTGCTAAATCTCCAACAAGGATTGATGTATGGCTTGTTGCTACTGCGTCCGCAAAAATCTCTTTAGGTTTCATCTGTTCAATTCTTGCCTGCTTCTGTTCGATTATCTTATCTCTTTCAGCTATCTTGTTATTGGCTACAAGAAGTGCCTTTGCCATGAGTTCTTCATCAGACATTGTTTCCTGCCCTGCTATGTAGCCGCCGTTCTTTCTGATTGATGGAATGACTTCTGATGTTACCCAATGTTTAAATCTTCTGGCAGATTCAAGCCTGCTTCCAAAAACCAAGGCATAAACACCAGATTCATTAATAATAGTCATGCTCTGCTTTCCGCCAAGGGTGTCGATAGTGTCTACCCCCTTATCTTCATCAAATACATGTGTAGCGATTGCGTCTCTTGGATTTGTAAACCCCAGTGCTTTTGCAACATCTTTTCCAACAAAATATGTCTCATCATCTTTAGTAATGGTTCGGATTTCTCCAAACTCTGAATTGCTAAAAATCTGTAGCTCCATAAACATTCCTTTCTAAATAATGTGTGATATATTTTGACCTTTTAAGGTGCGTTTGAGCGATTCTGCTCGTTCCTATCTGCTGTAACTTGTAGAACTTTATATTTATTGATACAATAGAGAAGTGATGGTAGACACTTTCCGAAAGGAGATTGTATGGATACTGTCATAGCATTGTGTATATCAGTGGTCGGCTCATACTTCTATGGTTTAGACTTCTGCACCCTATATACTTTTATTTCTATATCAATAGAATTAAATAAATATGTTAAAGACAAAACTGCCAATCGGTAGGTAATTCACACTCGATGCAAACAGGACGCCACTCCTGTTTTGAAGAACCAATGAATAATACATTATAAGAGATTTGTAACTATTTGCCGCTACCATCACTTTTCTATTGCATCAATATCAAAAATTCTAATCTGTTTGTACTTTGTGCTATAATCCTCTTATTCTATTGGGAAAAGAGGTGAGATTGTAAAAATCATAACTGGCTTAATCAAGATTAAAAGCTGATTTGCCAACTTCACCCTGATACTCTTTATCTTCCTTGCTTGCAAGTTTCTTCAATGACCGGTTGATTTCTTCAAGCAAGGAATTTCTTTTCTTTTCAATCTGGATTAATTCTTTCAATTCTCTTTCCATTCTTACTTCTTTCCTTCTGTCTTTTCACTCTCTCTTACCATTGCCATTCCCTCGGCAACGCCAAGAATGTAATTTTTCTTGCTATCATCAAGTTTCGGTATTGTATCGGATAACTTCTTGATGATTTCCTTTTCCTTTTCACTCATTCAATTCACTTCCTTTCTGTGATATAATTTCCTTATTAAATAATAAGGAGGTGATTCAAATGTTCGTTAAAATCAAGGTTTCTTGTCCTTGCCATTGCACATACACTGTAAATGAAGACATTAATTCCGATAAAATCATTTGCCCTAACTGCGGAAAAGAATATCCATATTCAGATAAAATGATTGCAATGCTTAAACTTGCAAAAGAAATCCCAGACGGAGATTTCCTTTTAAACGAACACTCTGTTGAGGTTATTTCTCTTTCGGAATACATGAGCAGCCGTCAATAACCAATTTCATATATTCTAAAAAACCTTTAGCAACTGTAGCAGTCAGATTATATTCAGCCACTAAGTTTTTAACTTCTTTTTCTAAATCTGAAGCTTTCTGACTGTTGCAACGCTGATATTCCGCATAAGCCTTGCCTGCATATGTGCTTTCGAGTTCATCAAGTACATATACCTGTCTCATTGTTCTCACTTCCTTTCTATTTGACTTTGTGTGATTATAATATCATACCCAGTAATACCTGTCAACATATTTTAGCGAAAAAAGTTTGACATTGTGTGACTTTAATGTTATTGTATATATGCAAGGAGGTGAGAAGTGTGAACGAGCGGATAAAAACCTTGCGAAAAGAATTAAAAATGTCGCAAGATGTATTTGCTGAAAAGCTAGGGCTTACCAAAAACTACATTTCGTTAGTTGAAAACGGCAATAGAAATCTTTCAGAACAATCAATTAAAGTTTTATGTTCTATTCTTAATGTAAATGAAGAATGGCTGCGAACCGGAAACGGAAAAATGTTTAAATCTCGTACAAGAGAGCAAGAGATTGGTGCTTTTGTTAATGAAGTTATGGAATTAAACGATGACAGCTTTGAAAAGAAGCTTGTTGGTGCATTGGCAAGACTTGAACCTAAAGATTGGGAATGTCTGGAAGCTATCGCAAAGAAATTACTAGACGAGAAGTAAAAAAGAGAGGGTTATCCCCTCTCTTTTGTCATGTTACAGATAAATCTATATATTTGATGTAGTATCCATAAATCATCCGTTTTATTGATTAGTTCAATTATCTTCTGTTTATATTCCTCATTCTCCATATATCCCCCTTATTGCACGATTTAACACTGGTAGCGATGGTGTTATTATAGAACATCTGTTCTTGCATGTCAACCTACCCCCAGTAGATTAACAGTTTTCAGCGGTGACACTGCCAACGCCAATCAAACAGTGCCACCTAGCCGAAACTTGAAGATTCTGCCCGAACTCTCTCGGACAATTATTATTATAAATACTGATAATGTAAAAATCAACTTAAAGATATCGCAAGTTTCGACAACATTCGACAAATTATGCACATTGTGATATGATTAGTAAAATTAAATTTAAGGGGGATTTACCTATGAAAAAGAGAATTGTAAGCATTATGCTTGTTATGTGCTTATTAAGCCTTGTAGCGTGTCAGAATGGTGCTTCTGATAATATCGAGAGTACCGCAACAGAAACACAAACTGAAACTCAAACCGAAAAGAAAGCTTCTGGTTCTGGAATAAATAAAAAAGCTCTTTTTAAAGATGTTGCTTTTAAAGAAGATAGAATGATGTACTCTGATAAAGCTACTGCTTCCGATTTAACAAGAAAGCCGCAAAATTATATTGATAAAGATTTTGCACTTGAAACCCATGTTATTCAGCTTGTAGAAGATGGCTCTTCTTTTCTTGTTAAGGGTGGTCCTGAATGTTATTCTGTTATATTAGCTTCTGTTTATGAAGATGGAATGATAGCAGATAACAATGTTTTAATTGTAGTAAAATTAAATACCGACCTTGATAGGATTATAGAAAATGATAAGGTTACTTTTTATTGCAAAGGAACTGATAAGACATATTCTTATACAACAGTGCTAAATGCAAGAAAAACAATACCTGTTGTTATATCAGAAATGTATGATATTCATTAAGAATTACCGGGAGTATTACGCTCCCGGTATTTTATTAAGGTTAGACTAATTCACAATCGGCTACATTGACCGCTGCGAATAATTCTCCGTCATGCACAAGCACAACTCTGTCTCCGCTTCTTTCTGATACTGTATACTCATCAAACCAAGCCTTAATAGCTGTGCCGTCATAATCAGTATCGCCGACAAATCTTACAGTACTACCCTCTTCAATATCTTCACTGAATGGGATATCTGTAGGCGCATCATCAGAACTTGCACCGCCGACAAATTCAAGGTTAGCAATATTTACAGCGGCTGTGATTGTTGTGCCGATGCCTATAACAATTCTGTCTCCATCCTCTTCAATTATATCATATTCATCATAATATACCGCAAATCTTGCACCGTCATAATCAATGTTATCAAGCACTCTGACTTTCTTGCCGTCACCACGACTTACTGTATCCGTGTTGACGTCATTGTCATTGTCATAAATGCACTTAACAAGGCTGATGTTATCCTCGTCAATAGCAGCAGTAGTTACGCCGTCAACACCGATAACAACTCTTCTACCACTGGCTGATAAGACACTGTACTCATCATAGTAAGTGCTGAATGGCTCACCATTATCGTACTGAATAGCGTTAATAACCTTAACTGTATCGCCTTTATGATACTTAGTGTCTGGTACTGGCTCATAGTCTGGCACTGTAATGTCTTCAACTACATGGTTTGTGCAATAATCAGTGTAGCAATAGTTCTGGTCTACTGTCTGTCCGTTAATCTGTGCGTCTCTAAGATAATTAACACTTCCACCGAACTGCCACATATCATAATCAACGGCAATTCTAGGTTCTGCGTCTGAATACTTTGCTACCCAAACGGCATAACCAGCTTCTTTTACTCTCAAAATATCTACATAATTGTTAATGCAGTTCTCGTATGAGTATAAGCCAACATTCTTATATCCTGCATTTCTCATTTCATCAAGGAATGCCATAATAATGTCTGTAAGGTCGTTGCCGGTAACCATGCTTGCTTCAACATCATAGAATACTGGATAGCAGAATGATTTACCTGCTAAAAGCTGTGCAAAATATCTAGCTTCATTTACAGCTTCATCAGCACTTAATGCGTTACCAAAGAAATAGGCTCCCTTGTGGATTCCTGCACTTTCCAACTTGTTATAGCTATTCTCAAACTCTCTATCTTCGTATAAGCCATCATCAGCACCGCCTGCCTTGATAATAGCAAAGTCTACACCCTCATTATCCTTTGCACTTTTGAAATCAAAATTTCCCTGCCACCTTGATGTGTCAATTCCGAATAATTTACTCATAAATTTACCTCCTAAATTTAGAAAAATGTGTATTAAAAAAGCACCCCAGTGTTTCCACTAAGGTGCTTGATTGCGAATATTATATTGTTAATGTTATGCGGCACTGCCAACCTTGCTAATTGCTTCTTGCAGTTTGTTATGTTCGATAAGAAAATACTTTGCATCTTCTTCTGTAATTTTTGTCAATACCTTGCGTCTTATTCTCATTCTGCAACTAAACAACAATTTGACTAATGAAGGGCAATATGGTATTGCAGTTAATTTCAGTTTTAAAAAATTTAAAGGGTATACACGCACTTCTTATAACTTTAAACTTATAAAAAATACGATGAGCTAGCAGGAGCTTGTGTAATGATTGTATGTGATATATTATCATAGTTTGGTTGCCTTTATTGAATACCATGCTTTAGTCCATTTATTATCACCAGCTTCCATTATAAAAATTCCGCTTTTATTAAAAATCAACATTCTTTCGCGTGTTTTAAAAATTGTAACATATTGCCCATTAATTGCATCAGGCAAATCACTTAAATTATATACCGAATATATACCTGTTGCACTTAATGGAGTGAGATATTCATAGACGGATACGCCATTGCAATTAATCCAAGTGTTGGTAACAGTAATCATATTACTGTTTAGTTGCGTAACTTCATCACGAAGATTACTAATCATGTCATTGTTATTCTTAATGCCTGCGTCCATTACATTTAAGTTTGCCGCACTAAGCGGAGTACTTTTACTTGGCGATTGTTGCCAGTTTACACGGCTATACGAAAGAAATCCAGTTAAACTCATAATTATTCCTCCTTGCTATCTGTATCAGTTTCAAGTTCTTTTTGTTCTTTTTGTTTATTTAGTTCTTCTTCTTTCATTTTCTGCAAATCCTGTTTTAATTCTTCTTGTGCTTTGCTATTAATCTCTGTTAATACATCTTTAAATATTAGAGATATAATACTTAGAGGCAGTCCACTTTCGTTTACTACCTCTACAATATTATTTCTTGTATTAAATATAGCTACATTTACTGTCATTTTTATACCTCCTCATTATTAGTATTTACTTGATTATCAGTGCTTGATTGTAACAGCTTATTAACTTCCGATTTAAAATTCTCATAATCAGTATCGCATTGTGCCTGATTTGCAAGGTATAATTCCTTGTTAGTGATTGTTTGACTAATTGTCAATGAACCAGTTTCTGGTACAGCCGCATACATTGTCATGGCTGATTGACCGTTAATCACAGATGTTCCGCTTAAATTTGTTGTCTTTGTCATACTTAACATATTGTTTTTTCCTTTCTACCGCTATGCGGATTTATATACCTAATTTTTGCTTAATCCACTCCGACAGTTCAACCCATGCACCGTCAGAACTTATATAATAATATCCATACACATAACAATCTCCTTGATTTAGCATTAAAGACTTATCTCTTAATTCAGATATAGTATTTCCACCTTTATCCAAAATTGCGAAGCCATCTGCATCCATAAATGATTCATATTCATCTGATGTATAACTTATTTGATAAGGAGACATTTTAGCGTGCCTACTGTTGTAATTCAGCTTAATTACAGATGTACTCAATGTACTTGTATTAATGTCTATATCTCCTCCGGTAATATGAGCTGATTTTGCATACAAGCTACCGTCATGTCCTACCTTAAACACAGAATTTTCCGGTGTATCAGAGCCAGCCCAAAAAGCCCAGCCGTATCCACTTTTACTGCTTATGCCAACTTGTGCACCTACTAAAGTATAATCATTAATTGTGTATCCACCTATTGTGCTACCTTTAGCATTTAATTTTTTACATGTGATTGTTCCATCTGCTGAAATAGTGGTATTAGTTGTTGTTAATGTAAATAGGTCGCCATTAATATTAACAGACTTATTACCACTAATATTAATTGCCCCTTTAGCTTTAAGTGTAATATCATCTGCTATAGCTTCTATGGCAGATTTGAGTTCTCCGCTTGTTGGGTCTTTCTTGATGTACAAATCAAGGCTTGCTGATGTAGCATAGCTTTTAAGGCTTTCATTTGTGGCATAACTTTCAAGGCTCTTCTTAGTAGCGTAATTATTAGAGACTTCCAACTTTATACTATTGCTTTCTGCACTAACTGCTTGTGTAATAGCGTTATTAACCTGTACAGTAGTGCTATAGTTGTCTCTTATATCAATCTGTGTCTTACTTAATTCAGAGCTGATTGTATTAAGGTTCACCTTTAACGCGGCATTTTGATTAAGAAGATAAGCGATTTCGGTTGAAGATATTTCTTTCCAACCGTGCGTTCCGTCTATTTTTTTAATCCAACGCCACGCTCTGCTCTGTGCTTCCCAATACGCTATAATGCCTACATAATTATCATATTCTGCTTCTGTGTATTCCCATGTGCTATCACTAGGGTATCTATCATCGCTTGGATATATAGGTACACTCCACTCATTAGCTGGATAATTATCCTTAGTCGGCTCGTATATCACCTGATATACCTTGAAATCATCGTTGAGTTGCTTGTAAACATCTCCTATTTGCACGCTGAAGCTATCAAGTGTGCTTGTAACTGTATTGAATTTGCTTTCGATAGACTCTCCATTGCGAATATCAGTCCACCACAACTTTTGGTCAATAAAATCTTTAGATTGCTTAATAGCCGAACCCCATAATGTAGAATTGCCGCCAACGGTTGTCTGAATACTCTTAAATACGCTATCAAGGGTTTGCTGTTCACTATCAACATATATCTTCGTTGAATTAAGCGTGTGTGAACCATCATTGTTGATAACATTGAACAGCGATTCTATATTCAACTTGCTTGCGGCAATATCAGCATTATCCTTAACCATATCATCACGGATAACCTGTCGTTGAATACCTTTGTCTGTTAATCCAATAGCGTCAAACATCAAATCGCCTGATTTATCCCAGATATACATGTTGTAATCTGAATTAGCGTCTTTACCTATCTGAACCCTAACCCTATTGCTGTCAGATATTTGAATTGTATTGTCTTTCCACTGTGACTTGCCATCTTCGCTGTGAACAAGTACATTAGTAGTATTAATGTCAAGTGCTGTGATTTTGCTTGCGTCAAGACTATCAATCATTGCTGACTTAATCTGTGCTTCTCCCAAAACAGCAATAACAGAATTAGAGAAATCCGTTGTTATTGTTGTTCCTGTTGCTGAACCGAATATTAATGTCTTGATATCAGCTACACTTGCGTCAAGTATGCCAACTTTCTCATAGTCTACTTTAAGATTTGCAATATCCGCATTAACAGCCTTAAGGCTTTCCACATTAGCATTAATGATATCTGCATATGTTGCATCTAATTTATTTGTTTTAAGGTTATCAATATCAGCATTAACAGCCTTTAAGGTTTCAATACTTGCGTATCTGATATCAGCTTCATCAACAGATAGTTTATTAATAAGCGCTTTATTTACAAGTATCAAGTCGGCATAGTACCGTTCCATCTGCTTAGTAATAGGACCAGAAGCAACGCTTGTATTCTCCGTGTCAGATTGACCTATAGATGTAACGGTATCCATTAAGCCGCCGTCACATTCGTGCGTAATCTGCATTATAGGCACTTTGTAATCAACGCCACCCTTGCTGACAGTTATGATGTCACCAACTTCTAGTCGGTAATCACCGACAAACTTAACTGTAAGCGGTCTAAATGTAAAACCACCTATCTTTTTATAGACTTCATCAAGAATTGTCTGCGTCATAAACGGATTGGCAAAACTAAGTCCTGTTGCTCCGTCACCAGAAGTAATCTCGCTTTGTTCTGTGGAACCACTCTTGGTATTATTACATGTCAGTTTTTGTATGATAAAATCTTTACTCGTTGTAAATGTAACGCCCTGCTGATAATACTTATGTCCGTCAAGTACATAACCGCTATCCTTATACCACCTTAATTCAAGGTTTCCGTCAGAATTAATTACCGCATTACAGCCTTGTAGCATAGCCATATAACCGATAATTTCTCTATAGGTATATCCTTGTGGTTTGTCGCTGATAGTATGCGCTGTGACTATATTTGCTGCCAAAGATATACCTAACTTGTCGCATATCTCATTAAGAATAGCTTTATCTGTGCTAGGAAATACCATATCCGAGAAGTAAGGCATATCAGCCTTGTACATTCTGTCGTATGCTTCATAGCTTGTGTATTCTCCATCACTTGTCTGCTTAGTAACTGTAAATATTCCCAACTTAATATACTTAATTTCTGTGCCAACCTTAACGCCCTCGAATATAGTAATTTCCTTATTTTCAAGGCTTACTGTTGGCATATAAATAGAAAAGGTAACACTGCTTGCACAAGTGTTACCTATCGTAATTTCGTTATTGGGATTTATCATGTTTTGAAACTTGAAATTGTTAAGTGTATCGGTATGTTCTTCTCCATCAACAACATACTTAGAATAGTATCTTGCACTATTTCCCTTAACAATTTCCGTCATAGCTGTGTCTAATATCTTCATTCTACACCGCCTTTATTGATTAATTAATGGTTTATCATAAACTCGATTGAGTACAGTTTAGCTGGTGTAATTTCTTCACATTTATCGAATGCGTCCATAGGAAGCATTGTCATGTCAGGCGCTTCAATCTCCTGCTCATTAATTTCCTGTAGTTCTTCCTGTAACTTCTTTAAGTTCTCTGATGTAATCTGATACTGATTATCATTGACAACTGGTTCGCCACTATCGTCCTTGTCTGCATACTTAATTTTAGTATCTTCTATGGTCTGTAGCGTTGTCTTATACAGTTCTTCTAATGCCTTAATATTGCACATAACAGCCATAGCAATTCTGCCTGTAGTCTTGTCATGCGATATGTTACTTAAGCTCTGAAATCTGTCTATTAATTCACTTGTTTTAAGTTTCATGTGTAACCTCTTTCTATTTCTGAATTAGACTCAATTTTGCTCCGACTATTAATCCGTCCTCATTCTTTGCTCTTGTTAGGTATGGATATGTCACATCTCCTGTGTATATTGTCATTTCCTTTTGTGTGCCACCTAAGAATAAAACTTGTGCTGTTGGGAATGGGTTATCTATGTTGCTTACTATATTATCAAGCAATAGCGCCTGCTCACCTGTTAATGGCGGTAATTGAAGCTCTACTTTGTCTTTAATGGCTATGGTTGTTCCTACCATTTCTCCATAATCGTTTCTTCCAGTATTCTTAGACCATATTTTATTTCTGCTGTACGTGTAGCCGTTATATGCTACTGGGAATCTAACCCCCTCAATCACAACTGCGTCAATCAATCAAACCACCCCTTTCAAGGCATTAAAAAAGGAATGCACCATTTCTGATACATTCCTTAGTGTAGTTGCAAATTTCTTGCAACCATTATATTTATTTCTGTTTGAGCCATTCTAATATTCTCAAGAAAATCTATGCAACTTCATTGAATAATTGCAGTATAAATTCTCTTCCAAGCTGTGTTATTCTCCTGTGATAAATAACCTTGCCATTGTCAAGGATTTCTTGCTTAATCTCTTCATATCCCATACTGCTGTATGGTGAATAAAGAACCCAAGTTCCATTGACACTGTATTGAATCTTTTTATCAGCGAGTAACTTATTGAGCTGAATAGCAGATTTCAGATTCAGTTCTTTAGCAATCTCTGTCATTGTGTATGTCTTATTGACATGTGTTAAGATAGCGTTCTTCCTTTCTGCTTCAACTCTTGCCTGTCTTTCCTCTTTCAGCTTTGTTAATAACTGTATTCCATAATCTGGATTGTTCAGTATTTCATCAATAACATTATCGGTAGCATATATTCCATTTTTGCGAATTGACGGAATAATCTCATCAGCTACTAATGCTTGAAATTTCTCTGCTGTTTCGTTTTTGGCTTTCATTGCTAGGCGGTAGAAGATGTTTTCTGGAATGAAATCGTCTTTTGCAACTTCCTGCAAAAAGCCAATATCATTAAGATATTGTTTTACAACATTCCAGCGAATATTTACATATTCCTTACCATTAATCACTTGAGTTGTGGTAAACCCAAGTCCTCTAGCAACATTCTCCAATCTTAAGTACGCAACGCCATTCTGCTCATAGCAGTCTACGCCGCAAATATTCTTAGTGTTCATAGGTACTTTAATCTCATTGTGAGAACTATCTTTTGTAGTTGGATAATTATAACTCATTATTTTACCTCCTACAAAATCTTATCATTTGCTCTAAACAGAATCTATTGCGTAGTGGGAGCATATGCCCACAATGCCTCACGCAATATTTTGATTACACAGTAGGAACATAAGTATCGTCAATAACACCTATTGCTAATTTCATGCCTGCAACAGCGTAAAAACTATTGTTTTCTACCACACAACTGCTAAACATTTCTTCCAATTCAGAATAAACCTTTTCGCTCACAATATCTTTAAGTTTGCTCATAAATGGTTCAAAAAATTCTATATACTTATCTCCCTGCTCTTTTGTACTCATAATCTGATTTGCACATATAATATCTAAAAATTTATCCATAGTTTTCCTCCAAAAAATCTTGAATTTTCCGAAAGAAACTGATATGATAGATTTATCAATTCCTTTCAGAGTTGTGTTTTGGGTAGTCAGTTACCGCCAAGTAATCGTTGACTACTCTTTTTTGTTGTCTTTAAGTTCTTTTTCTACTAACCCGATGCCTTTCATAATGGTATCAGTTCTTGTTAATTCCAATTCATCAGCACATTTCTGAATACGATTAGCTTCATCTTTTGTTATTCTGATATTAAGATTAACATTTCTAGGGTTTTCCTTGTGCGGTCTTCCTGCTGGACTAATAATAATCACTCCTTTCAATTATTGCCCTTGCAATATTTATGTTATAATAATAACTGCCCTTGCAATAATTGTCAAGCACTTTTTCAATAAAAAATGGAACGCACCGAAAGATACGCTCCATTAAGGGATTATTCTACTTTTAATGTCAGCTTCATAAGTTTCTTACTTGAACCCCAAGGTGTCACCTCTAAATCAGCATCACTCTTATCTTCTAGTATGTATATCCTTGCAACTGTAATATTCGCACCTGTCTGCAACTCTCTTGCCGCATTGTTATATTCGTCAACATCAAAACTAGCTAACGGATAGTCAAGTTCCTTGCCATTCTGAAAGCAAGTAACATTATAGTTGTAAATAAATGCTTCATTGTCTTTTGAATTATTTGTAAAGTCAAAATAGACAACAACAACTTCTCTATCATTGCTATCTGTAATTACCTCGTGCTTAAGATATTTAAGTGTTGTATCATTATTCGTTGCTGTGTCTGCATTCTGTTGTGTTGTGGTGGCCTGTTTTGTAGCATTGGCATTGTTACTACTATCACTGTTTCCATTACTAAAAGCAACTATCAGAAATAGCACAAACGATACTATTGCAAAGTAAGAGCCTAAGTGTCTTTGTGACTTGTCGCCTTTACTTTTGATTAAATCCACAATAGCCAATATAAAGCCTATTGGGATTGTGAATATAAATAGTGCTGTAATTGCCGCCGCTATGCTTAGCTTACTGTCTTTTTTCTTTGCTTTCTTTTCTGCCATATTGTGTTACCCCTTTGCTTTTATTTTATAGCAAAAGAATAACACAATACGCAAATCTTATCAATATGGAAAAGCCGCTTGCCCTGTCATATTAGTGTAGTTATTAGCTTTATCCTGTACCATTGTAAACAATTTATCAGCATCACCTTGTAATGTTATGTTTACATTGTTGTTAGCTTCTGACATAGCCGCTACAACCGCATTGTAAACCGCCGGATAAACTGCATTGGCAATACCTGTTGTGATTTCCTGCTGATTGGCTACCGCTGTTCTTCCGTCCATAGTACCAACCATTTCGGGTGCAACTTCATTAGCAACGAATAACTGTCCTTTGTTTGGGAAGCCACCGTTTGCATACCAATCAATACTGACTTTTGGCACTTTAGGCGGTGCAAGACTAAATTCTCCGTCAATCTTAAAGTGTGGTGTATCAATGTGTGGAAATTCAAGTCCTAAATCATTCCACCACTGCTTAAAGCTGTTCCAAGCGTTCTGTATCTTAGCTTTAAAATCTTCGATAGCCACAGAAATGCGTTGAAGTGCTGGTTTGCTATCCCACCAATCTACAACATCATCCCACTTCCCTTGAATGCCTTTTTTAATTCCGTCAGCCAAGTTTTCCCATTTTTCCTTAGTAAACCACGGTTTCACATCATTGCTCCACCAAGAAACAATTGCCAGACTGTTCCACCAACCAACGATTGAATCCCATTTTTCTTGTATTCCTAATTTCATTCCGTCAACAGCGTCAACCCATGTTTCTTTTTCAAACCACGGTGCAACATTATTATTCCACCAGCTAACAATAGCTGTATTGCCCCACCAATCTGAAAAACTGTTCCATTTTTCACTTAAAGATGTTTTTATATTGTCTCCCAGTTCTCCCCATTTTTCCTTAGTAAACCACGGCGCAACACTTACAGTCCACCAATTTGCTATATCATCTTTATGCCCGAATGTGATTGTTTCTATCACTCCGTCAATAAAGCTAGGTAAATCTTCAAATGGTGCTTTTATAAGATATGCTAATTGGTCGAACATTGACATATCTATTTTCTCGCCTGTTAATTTTTCATTGAGCCAATTGCCTAAATTAAATCCGGCAATAGCGGCTACTATTCCACCTACTATTCCAGCACCTATAGTTAAGCCTATTTCTGTTGCTGTTCCTGCTCCTATAATAGTGCCTATATCTGTTGTAAGTAATCCACCTATTCCTGATATTATACTACCTGTTCCGAATGATTTTAAAGCACCTTTAATACTTGTCCCTATTACTGTAACAAGTTTCTTTTTCAAAACACTTCCTAAGCCTGTAAATTTTAATGCTGCTATAGCCGTTATTAAGGTTGTTTCGATTGGTGCTGCCGTAAATGAGCCACTCCATAATTCGATAGCTGCTTTAATGGCTTGCCATAACACATTGCCAAGGCTTGAAAATATTTCAAGCCAATTAAGTCCAGCTAAATACTCTCCTATATTATGTCCAATTGTATACCAAGGAACATCATCTATAGCCTTTGCAAACCAATTAAAAATTCCTGCCACAAGGTTAGATGTATCTTGTCCTGCTGCATAGAAATCCCCGATTGCAAAATCTTTAAATATCTTCCTAACAGGTTCAAGTGCTTTCTCTATCTTATCAGCCCAAGCAACTGCCGAATTTTCCATATTGGCAAATGCTTTATTCCATGCCGCTTCATAATCAGCCGCCGCCTTAGTAATATCGTCTGTCAAATCAATAGAGCTACCGCCACCACCACTTGAACCCTTGCTTGAGCTTGTATCATCCTGTAATTTATTAATTTCATCAAATCCCATAAGGGATAATGTAGCTTTCTTAGCTGAGTCAGCTACATCTTGGTAGCCGTCTGAAATATCTTCTAAGCCGTCTGATGTGTCTTTATAGCCACTTTGTCCGAAGCTCTCAAAGTCAATCTTAACCCCCATTAAAGAAGCAAGGTTGACTAATAATCTTTTGATTGCAATAGTTACTCCGTTTACTATCGGCATAACCTTTGAAAGAATTGGGATAAATAGCTGTCCTGCTACCATTCCTACCTCTTTCATATTGTTGCTGAACTGGCGTAACATATTACTTGGGGAGTTGATTGTCAAATTTGTTATCGTATAGGCTCTTTATCCTATACTTCTTATAGTTTCCTATAAGTTCAGAGTATATTATCACCCACATCATTATGTTTGGTTTGGTGGTAGCCACTTCCACCTCATACTGCCCTATATGCAGTAGTGTCGGACACTCTTGGGAATATTATATTTATTCAATTCCTACTCGTTACGATACTCAATAGCCTGTTCGTAATCTATTGAGTTATCTCGGTATTAGCATAGTTGAAAACTTTAGCCTTCACCGATTTTGCCCGATTGCCATAAGATATTTCTATTCTTATGCAACACTTGGAAGATAAGTTATATCAGCTTTCTTCCGTCTATTAGCTAAATCACCCCAAGATACTTTACTTTGGTCTAATATTGCTAACACTCTTAACTGCTGTTTTTCCATTTGCGTCATTTCTGATACAGACTTAGAAATGCCTAAGTTGTAAGCATATGTCGCTAGTGTAGCATTAGTAATATCAATACCATATTTATACAATGCCCTTGACTGCCCGATTAAGCCGCTTTGTAAGTTCTGTGCTACTGTTGAATAGTCCACATTAAAAAGTGAGCTTATATCGCCCGCAAGCATTGTCATTGACTTTGTTATTGCTGTTGTTGCTTCACCCGTCTGTCCTAGTGAGTTAGTGACAGAGGCTAACTGTGAAGCGTACTGTGTTATCTCTTGTATGTTAAGTCCTAAGTTCTTTGCTCCACTTTCTTCAAGCAAACCGCCTTGAACATTGACTTTTAAGCCAGATAGTTTTCCAAGAGTATCATTTACTCTGCTTTGAAAACTTTCCGCATATGCTGTTGCGTTATCATATCCGTACTTTTCGTAATCTTTATCCCACTCCGAGCCAATCTTACCAAACGCAACCGCTTGATAGTTGAACGCTTCAATGTAATCTGTCGTTGACTTGATTGCTTCTATAAGCTTCTTGCTGCCACGAATTACCATAAAATAAGTGGCATAAAACTTGCCTATTGCACTTGCCAAACTCCAACTGCTTTTGCTTGCTGTTCTAGCACTTGTAGAAACGCCATACAGCGTTTTTTGAAGTGAGTTTGAAGAAGTACCCACCTTGCTACCTTGACTAGCAAGATTAGCCAATGCGTTAGTCATTTGAATAACATTCTGGCTTACTGTTGGTGCTCTTGATAGCGTTGTCATTAAGCCATTTAAACCATTACCCAATTTTGGAATGTTTACAACGGCGTTTTCTATACTCTTACTGCCTAGCTTACCAAGTGACTTTGCAAATTCTGTGACTTGTGTTGCATTTTGCGGAATAGCTAATATGCTTGCAACTGCCTTTGTGACAGCTTGAAGTGATGTAGCTGTGTTAGTTAGTGCAACCGAATCAACAGAACCTATCTTTGTGATATTCTTGGCAAGCCTTGTAAAATCTGCTGTTCCTGCGTTCATATTCTGCATAGCAGAACCTAACTGACTAACACCATTTGCAAGACCGCTTAGTGATGAACCATTCACAGTTGCAAGTGATGTTGACAGCCTTGTAAGCTGATTTATCAGTTTATCGACGGAATTAATAGCTTTAGTGGCAGTACCGGTAATTTTGACTTCTAAACTGTCTAATTCCACGCTTTAACCCCCTTTTATAGGATTGTTGGCGGTAGCCCTCTCTTTTCAGTCTGTGCCGCCCATTTTTGCTCATTGAGTAACATCAGCTGTAACTCTTTGTCGTAGGTATCTTCTTTGCTTTCTTCTGTTCTTTCTGATAAAATAGCCTGTTTAGGATATTCAATATGAGTATCTTTATTAAATGCTGCACCTATACCGCAAGAAATAGCTGGTATTGCGTAGACTAAGAACCAGTTATACATTTCTGAATCGCGATTTTGCCTATCAATCTTTTTGCCTTTTGCATATAGTAATAATTTTGTAGGTGTCATTTTAAGGAAGTCTGAATAACTAACGCCTAGTGAACTGGCTAAGACAAAGTATTCTTCCCAGATTATTTTGTGGAAGTCTGCTTTTTCTTGTGGTCTTGCGGAACTACTGTCGGCTTCTTCTGCTCTTTTGTTGCTTCTTCCACATTGTCCGCCATTTCCTCTAACATCGCTGTTATTCCGCTCAACTCGAAAAAACCATCATCTTTCATCGCTTTCTTAATTTCTTCAAACAATGTTCTATATCCGTAACTCTTATCTGTCTTTCTCTTCTCTGTAATATATGCTCTAGTGAGTTCCTTTGCTTCATCCATAGTTACAGGGTTATTGTCAATACAGCCTGCATAAATGGCTGTGACGCAAATTTCCGATGCTTTTGATACAGTTTCGCTAAGAACACCAAACGCAAGCTTTGCCGCTTCACTTTCACTCTTTGCTGTTTCGACAGAAATCGTAGACAAGCAAGAAGAGGTTATACATTCAAACATCTTCTGCACAATGCTTTCACATTCTGCCGCACCAAAAGAGAACTCAACTTTGTATTCTTTTCCGTTTGCATTAATATTCATCATAATTTTTACCCTTTCCCACCCTATCGTCCATATAGGGAAAGGTGCGGATCTTACACCGCACCTACCTTTTAAAATAATTATTCTGTTACATCATCAAGATATGATGTATAGTCGGCTGTTTTGGCGTTTGTGCCACCAATCGACACAGCCTTTGATTTAGTCGATTGGCTTATCATTCCCCCACCTTTGTTACTGTGAATGTGCCACCAGTGCCTTCAACAACTTGAAGCTTGTCTGTGCATTCGATAGGTGAAGTGTTAGGAACTGCTGTTACTGTCATTTCAAGTACCGAATCAGTACCAGAAACATCATTAGGTGTCGCTGTTACCTGTCCGACAAATGCGTACTTAGCAACCGCACCTAATCCGTCAGAACCATATAACTGAATAATGTCTAACTGCTTACCTTCTGCTTTGATTAAGTCCTGCAAATAAGCCTTTTCAAGATTTCCTGTGTAAGTCTTAGCGTCAGATGTTTTGATACCCATTAAGAATGTCTGTGAATCATCTTCAAATGTTGTACTTTCAACTGTGTTAGGTGCTGATACTGGTGCTGAAATTGACTTAGCCGCAACCATTAACTTATATGAGCCTGCAAAACCATCTTCGCTATGCTCCTTGTAGATAACTCTAGCTTTATAACTTGTACTTGCCATTGCCTTGTCTACCTCCTAAAAATTTGCAAAAAAATAAGAGCATTTCTGCTCTTTGTTACATTAATCTGTCATTTGCCGCTATCATTCTTCTGAATCTAGCAGTACTCTTATGTACTTTGTTATTGATTGAAAATTCTGGCATTGCGTTGCCCTGAAATCTCATTATCTTAAATGTATCTGTAATTACTGCCATAACCTTGCGACAGTCAGACTTGCTTGTGTTAGTTGTGACATCTACTTGAAATGTTGCTAACAATGCGTTAATTGTCTGTCCGTCAAGTGTTTGCCCTTGTTCAACTGCTGGTAGTAAATGAATGTATACTGTCGGGAATGCTGCTTGACCGCTGTTTTCCCCCTCGTTGGTTATGACTATCTTTGGATATGTCTTTTTAAGCTGTGTTAGGGTTTTAGCCTTGACAAGTGCTGTGACTGTGTTCTCAAGGTCTGTCGCCCAATCGTTTGCATTTGCCATTAACTAAACACCTCTCTTGCTATCTGCTTATACTGATTAACAATCTCTATTGTGGCGTTGTACATAGGCATTGTAGCTTTAACGCCGTGCGTGTAGTGCCATTGATTATCATTACCTAAGTAGTACCAGCCATCTTCAAATGCGTGTATCTGCCCCGGATATGTTCCTACACCCAAGCCGAAATCATTAGCCTTTGGGTTCTCGTTGCCACTGTTGTAATAAATGCCTGCGCCAAATTCAATCGCTAACAGCGTGTAAAATGGCTCTCTATCTTCTACTTCAACAGTTTTACCGGTAGCAATTAAAATAGCTTGGTAGCCATCTTGAATAGGCTTTCTGTCAACTCTCAATGTTACTGTCCTACCTAATGGACTTTCGTTAACACTCATAATTGCCGCTTTGTCGCCTAATTCTGCTAATCGTTCAACAAGCAATTCACATTTATACTGTAAACTCTGCTTATACTGTTGTAGCTGTCTGATAGCTTCATTTACAGACTTTTCAGACAAGGATATATTAATTGTATGTCTTGCCATAATGCACCTACTTTACAACCGCTTTAAGCATATACTTAGTTGAATACAATGCTAGCTTAATGCCTACAATCGTGAAATCCGCTGATGTTTCATCAACAAGGCTGTCAGATGTGTATGTAGGCTTGCTATCAAGCCATATAAGGTCGCCTTTCTGAACAGGCAGCATATTCCTATCTGTCAGCAAAATAGCGTCAAAATCAGCGGTATCAAAGCCGTATTCCTTGCTTTGTGCTTCTCCACCGCTGAATGATATGTTGGCTTTAAAATCAACTGGCTCTGAAAAACCTGTTTTTTCTTCAAGGATTTTAGGTATCTTATTCCCCTCATCATCAAGATAAGGAATGAAGTTACCCTCTGTGTCGGTATACCCCTCATAAAGGATATTGCCGTAATCATCTCTTTCATAGATAGTTACTGTCTGTCCTTGAAGCGAATACTTCATAGCCTGCTTATTAATGTCAAGCATATTACTTCACATCCTTGCCAAATCGCTTCCATAGTTCAGATAGCTTCTCCCAACCGTACATCGCTACAAAAGCAACAACAAATCCTGCCATAATCGCCGCAAGAATCATGTACCACAGTATTGTCATCTGAATATACTGCATATAAGCAACAAATGCCGCTACAGTAATACCGATTGACAGGACAAATACTACAATATCTGTAGGCACCTTATTGAATACTCCAATACCCTTGATTACCTGTGTAATTACAGATACCATAAAGGCTAATGCCCCGACAATTGCTAATATGATTGTCATATTTGCAATCAATGTCTGCATAATCTCCATTCTGCTATACCTCCTTATCTTCATTAAGTCGTGCTTCCAATCCGTCTATTCGGTGGTGTGCCGACTTTACACTTTCCTCAACCTTAATAATCCTGTTATCATGAGAATTAAGTTCTTTTCTCATTTCTATAACTTCATTTTTTATCTCTGTTGTGTTGCCTGATATTGTGTCAAGTTTCATATTTATGCGTGTGTTTTCCTTTACACGCTCCGTAAGTTCTGCATTGTCAGACTTTTTGTTGTTCTTAAGATTAAATCCCAACGTAAACAGTCCGAAAAAGACGGAAAAAGCAACTGAAATAATGCTTATAATTACTGCTATTGGCATTGATATACCGCCTTTCATAATTAATAATGGCACACCGCCCACCACCCTTAATGTGTGCCGCCTGCTACCATATTGGTAACGCACAATCTTCTATAAAGCCTTAGCAAAAGGAAATACCCCAACAAATAAACTATCTCTATCTCTCCAAGTTCTGTTTACACCGCCCTCATTCATACTCGCCATGTAGTTCTCGCCAGCTTGTGAATGGTCGTAGACAGCCAGATTAACAATAACACTCTCAAATTTCTTCAAATCCTCGGTTATCATTTCATCTGTGTAGCTGTCGGGGTAATTTCTTCTTGCCTTTACATCTTCTGTAGCTTGTTTAATAAGCTGTTCGATTATTGGATTATCCTCTTTGTTATCGAACACTACCACATCAGATGTCGTATCATCATCATTTGTGACTGTATCAATATGAAATTGTTTAAGTCTGATTTTAACTTGTTCTAATGTGGTGTATTCCATAATTTAGCTCCTATAATCCTAATTTCTCAATTAACAGTTTCTTTAACTCTGCTCCTGTAAGTTCTTCTGCGTTGTCTATACCCTGTTCTGTGGCAAAAGCCTGCAAATCAGATGTAGACATGCGATTAATGGTTGTCTTGCTATAACCTAAAAAAGCCCCCTCTTCGGGAACCTCTTCGCCTGCGTTATACCATTTTCCGTTATGAATCACTATATATGGATATATCATAAGTTGCACCTCCTACTCTTCGCTATGAACCTCATATACGAATGTGCTATCCATATTTTCATATGATGGAAGTACAACTTCGGAAGCAAATGTTGACATCTTCATAGGTGGTCCGTACTCTGTCTTTGTAGCAACTGTAATACCTGTACCATATACTGTTACATCTACATCAGCTACCTGTCTTGCTGTTCTTTCTTCTGGTGTAGTTCCGAACCAAGTATTACCAAGACTGCCTTCCGGAAGAAGTGTAACCTTGTTATCTGGGTAGAAGTACTGTTCCTTACCATCATCATCAATGTACATCTTATCGTAAAGTACGATAGTGAGCTTTGTTCTCTTCTGCACTACTGAAATAACAGTATCATCGTCAACCTCAATAGTTGCTGTAAGGTTCTGTGCAAGGATTGAGTTTCTTATCTGTGCATTATCAAGCAGATACTGGAATGTATTGCTGTTCATAAGTACATATCTAGCAATCTTGCCCTGCTTCTGTAACTTCTTTCTTGCATTGTTAAGGTCTGTAAGCGGCTTTGAATTAGCTGTGTCGCTCCACATACTTGTGCCAGATAACTTTGCATAGTGGTCTTTTGTGTATGAGCCATCCTTATCATAATCATAAGCATACTGAACACCATCACTTACAATAGCAATTACCGGATGACCTGCGTTCGTAGCAAGAAGTGACATTCTCATGCGCTCCGGTACAACCTCCGCACCACTTACAAGGTTGTTAGTGTCGTTATATACGCTTGATAAAGCACTTGCAAGGTAAGGGTCGTCTGCTGACTGAATACGCTCGATTTCAAGCATTTCCTCTTCACCGACCGTCATCCCCTCACGGAAAAATGCCATCTGTGTTTTTTCCTTGCTTAATCCCTCTCTGGCTCTAAGCGTTGGAATTGTGTCAAAATTAGATGGTGCAAGTGAAACTGGAAGTCCTTTATGTGTCTTAATCCAGCTTAAATCAAGCCCCTGTTTCTTTCTTTCAGGAAACCACTGTAAACCAAGATAAGGTATCTGATTACTAGCGTTTTCTGTTGCTGATAATGCAATAGACTTACTGTCTAATACTTCATTAATTAACATCTGTTTACCTCCTGTTATTATTCAAATACAATCATTGGAAGAGCTGTCTTAACTGTTGCGTCATATGTAACGCCTGAGTGTGCTTCTGCTACCTTTGTGTTAAGATATGCTTTCTTGAGCAGTACGCCCTGTGGTCTGTCTTCTGTTACATCAAATCTTAAGATTCCGATTGCTGTTGCTGTATTATCAGCCACACCTGACTTGTTTACAGGTGTACCAGCCTTTACAATCTTCTTTCCATTCGCATCCTTTTCTGTTACCGTTGAAAAATCAAGTGTTAATGGGATTGCTTCGTTAGGCTCTCTCTTTAAAATCTGAACATCTCCTGCGTATGAAGTCTTTTCATACTGCATATTCATTTCCTTTGCCATTTTTTACCTCCTGTTATTGCTGAATGTAATGTGATAAAACGTCATTGTTCTTAGGTGCATTAGATATAAGACTTTCTGCTATCTTTTCAGCATTTGTCTTATTGTCTGCACCGCCTTTATTACTGCCACCGCCCGGAATATCCTGATGCTTAGCAATCTCCTGTTCCTTAGCCTGTGCCGCAGCTGTTTCTTTCTCGGACATAATCTTGCCAAGTTCGGTGTAATCAAGGCTTCCATCATCTTTAACAACTGTCTTTGCCTGTTCAGCAGTAATCTTAAAATTAGTCATAGCTGCTTCCCTCTGGTCTCTGATAGCGTTAGATTTCTGTAAATCAGCTATCTGCTGATTAGCTGTCTCTAAGGCTTTATTTGCCTTTTCGAGCTCTGTCAGATTGTCAGCCTGTATTTCATCAAGCTGTTTCTGTAAGTCGTCTGCTGTGTCAGCTTTAGCCTTGTACTGGCTTACCTTGTTCTTTTCCTTTGCAACTTCTGAATTGTTCTGATTAAGAAGATTGGTAATCTGTTCGTCTGTTGCCTCTGGGAAAAGTTTTAATACATCTTCTCTTGTCATAATTACCTCCGTTAAACACACGCTTTTGTTACCGCAGGTCGCTCCTGCTGTGTTCTTCTGCTATTTACCGCATAGCTGCAAATGTATAAAATAAAAGCAGCTACCGATTATTCGATAACTGCCTTATTTTGCTGATTATTATTAAGTTGATTAACTATCTCTTGTGCTTTCTTTTCTTGTTCTTCTACATCTTTAATAGTTTTGTATAGATTATCTAAATATGGCTTAGATAATACATATGTTTTTTCAGAATCGCCCCATAAACCAACTGTCTTAATTGCAACAAGTGGATGTATGCCAGCTTGTAAAAGTAAAAGCAACGTCTGTGCCTTGGTATACATATTGTCCTGTGGGCTGTGATTAATCTGCACATCAAAATCTCTGACTGACAGCTTTAAATCTTGTCCCGCAAGTCTTAGAATATTAAGAACTGCCACAGCTAATCGCTTTTCGCACGATTTAACAATAGGGTCTTTCAACTTTGCTCTTGTTTTAGAAAAGTCCCAACCATTTCTTAATTCAACCGCCCCCTGTGTATCTCCGCCGGTATTACCTTGTTTGTTAGGAATTGCCAATATTGATAATGTGTTATCCCATAAATCTTCCTTAGCAACTTGGCATTGTGTTTGATTAAGCTCCTGTGTCATAATCTCAACGTCTGACTTATTATCTTTGTTGATTGACTTAACCGTAAGGGCGTGGTTCATTTTCATTTTTTCAAATGTTTCTGTGTCAACTTCGCAATTTACAAACTTAACCCAATACTCAACAAATTGCTGTATGCTATCCATTCTATTAGACTGCATGTTATTAATAGCATCCAACATACCTATAACAAGCTCAATATCAGATATTCTTTCGTGGTTATTAGGAAACTCAACAATAGGGATTTTGCCGTATGTATGTAGTTTAGTTTCTGCTACTTTGCTGTCAACAATTCTAAATGACATTGTGTCGGAAAATGCCATCTTATACCAGTTTCCATCCTCGTCTTTAAGTTCTTGCACAACAAGCATAGGTTCTTCTGTGCTTTCATTGTAAACGACGTAAGTATTCATTGGCGTAGGTGCTACAATTCTGAATGGCACATCTCCATTTTTAGGTTGAACTGCCTTGAATGATGTACCTGTTGCCGACTGCCACTCTCCAGCTTTAATGTCTTTCTCTTGCTTATTGGCATCCGCCATAAAATCATTGAGTATATCAACCGCCTTATTGATAGCTTCATCATCTTTGCGGCTAATAAATTGGATTGGCTCGCCATATGTTTGCCCTACCTTAAACTGAACAATTTCATATGCGTGATTCTCAACAATCTTGTTTGTAATATCTTCATTAGTCAGCTTATGTCTGTACAATATTGGCTGGTCGCCTTTGTAGTAATGCCACAGATACTTGATAACTGGCTTATTCCAATTAAATATACCAATAGTACTTCCAATAACCTTAACAACATTATCTCTTGTTATCCTGTCTACATTTGTATATGCAATTTTACGTCCATAACAGCCTCTAACAAGGTCTTGAAAATACATTGTGTTCATATCTTACTCCTAATAAAATGTCATACCGCTTGAACTTCTGCTTTGTGGTATTTCCTTAATCTGAAAATCATCATCATCGTTAGGCACATACCATATCCATTTGTGGCAATGCTTACACGCTAACTTATGTGTTCGTGGGTCTTTGCTGTCTGCTTTGGCTAAAAACTTATGGCAGTTCGGACACATAATTGATTTATCTTTATTCATATAAAAATTCATATTTTTACCTCGTTGCATAACAAAAAGCACCGTCACAATTAAGCAACGGTGCTTTTGATAAGGAATGTGTTTATGAAAAACATCTTTGTAACTTCTTACAAATACAGTATATCATTGGTGTAATATGACATTCTATGACATCTTTAAATATGTGTTACCATATTTTTCTTCAAATACCTTAAGAGCTTTCCCGTGAAGTCTGATAATTTGTCTCCATGAATATTTCATTTCTGTAGCGATAACCTCAAAAGTTTTCTTTTCGATATATCTTGAAAATAGAATATTATAGCAATCTTCATTCTCTATGCTGTCTATTTGCCCTATAATCAAATTTTTCTTTTCAATATATTCATCTATCATCTTATCAAGATTACGCTCCATTTCGTCAATCTTGGCATATGTAGCGCCTATTTTATCTGGATCAGATGACGACATTACTCTTTCTTCATTCTTTACCGCCGATATGCTGCAAGAAAGCTCTCTAAGCTGTGCTATCTCTGTCAGTTTATTATTTATCATACGATTAAGTCTGCTGATTTGATTAAGGTAGTCCTTAGTTGTCATAATAGATTAATACCTCCTAAATGGATTTATAGCAGCTTCAACTTTAGCTGCCGTTCCTGTTCTCATTTCATTCTCGAATAAAGCAATAGAATCGGGTGCATCGTCATGTTTTACTTTTCCACTTCTTGTCATGGTCGTAAGTTCTTTCATAAACTTGTAATATTGGCTCTGTCTGTCCATTTTCTTAAAATCACGAAAATAATAATCACGAATAATGTTATCCCTTGCATTTTCCATTCGGGTTATTTTGTTTGAACAATTAAACTTGAACCTCGCACTGCATCTTCCACCTTGTTTTTTTACAATATCCATTACATCTCGTCCAAAATACTCTCCAGCACTATTACTCTCGAATGTAACTGTTTTGACATCATGTTTGATAAGCATATTTGCACATTCTGGCTTGGTAAATTGCGTTCCTGCGTTATCAAACACCACGTCTACAATATAAACCTCGCTTCCATATACATATCCAATAGGCATTGAACAACTATCCTCTCCCTTATCTGCACTATCACAAGCTGCCATAATGGCATCCGGTTCTCTGTCAACAGGAAGTTCTTCAAAATAATTAAGTTCTTTTTCAGCGAACATACGCCCTTTTGCTTCAAATGGTTCTTGTTGGAACTCTGCCGCCCACGTTTCTTCCGACACAAGTTTGCGCTCTTTGCGGTAGTAGTCTGTTGTAAATATCTTTCGCAAGCCTTTTTTATCCTTGCGGTATATTTCCCAGTTGCTTTCATCCGTCACAGGGTCAAGTGCCGGAATCGCAACTTCCTTCCATCTCCACTCCAATTCATCAGCTTTATTTTGTAAAGCCGTAATTGGGTCATACAAGCTGTATTTCGTTCCCTGTATAATTATAGGAGTTCCCTCTAATCGTCTACCAAGAACATCATCTGTTACTTTCTCGCAAAGAAACTCTAATCTATCTCTATTTCGTGCTTCCTCATGGTTTTTAACGCAGTCATCAATATAGACAAGCACATTTGCTTCTGTACATCCTACGATTGCACCATCAATAGGACGGCATGTAAATGTAGGGAAGATATTCTTGCTTTTAAGGTCGATTGATAGATTTTCAGCACTTTTATAGTCTTTTTCTCCTATTTTTGTTGCTTCTGGAAATACGCTTAAAAACCTCTGATATGTGCTTTCTGTCTCAAAGCCTTGTAACAAGCCGCCATAAAATCGCTTAACAAGTCCTTCTCCTTTTCCAACACCGAATATACTTCCGTCCGGTTCTCTTCCTCCCATCATTTGTGCTAATTTCAGACCACCTGTTGTTTTTCCAGTTCTTTTCGGTTGTGATACAGACAGAAAATCCAATTTCCCATCATAAATTTCTTGGTAGGCTTTAACTACAGGCTGTAACACTTTATATCTTGGGAAGTAAAATCTTTTATATGGATCTTTTTCGTCAATTTCAATGTAATAAAAAAAGCTATCCACAAGATAGGCTGATTCATACATCAAAACATCATAGAATTGTTGAAGCACTTTGTATGTCGTATCATGTTCTCCGGCATACACTTCTAAGTCTGCAACTCTGCCGCCTGTATGCTGTTTGACATAGCTCGCTATAAGTTGTTTTGTTCTTGCCGATATTTTTAATCCATATTCAATGTCGTGTTCTGTTCTTAATGCAACCGCCGTGGCTTGCACATAGGCATCAATTACCTGTTCATCTATTCCATTTTTCTCTATGTAATTTTCATATCCATTGATTGTAGAAATAAGGCTTTGACTAGCCATAAGAAAAGCACCTCCACTTTTAAAAAGCAAAGGTGCTTATAGACCTCTGCCTATAACTGTTTTAGGGTAGCAATAATCACTTTTGATTACCGGTAATTCTCTGTTTTGCGATATTGAAATAATCCTTATCTAATTCAATACCTATAAAATCTCTGTTTGTATTTACACAAGCAACGCCTGTGCTGCCACTTCCCATGCAGTTGTCTAATACTGTATCGCCCTCGTTTGTATAAGTTTTGATTAAGTATTCTAACAAATTGACAGGTTTTTGTGTTGGATGCACTCTATTTTCTTTTAATTCATATTTTAATACGTCACTTTCTCGGTTTCCATTGTAAGTACATATATTTTTCTTTTCAGAAATAAACTCATTTTTAATATCTTTATAATCTCTTTTGTATAATCCTGTAATTTCACGAAGCCGTATATAGTTTTTTTCTGTTGGTATTCTAAAATCAGACGAAAATCGAAACCAATGATGGGCACTTCTATTAGGTATCTTTTCTTCAATTTCTTTAATTGATAACCCACTTTTTTTTAATTCATCTGTAAAATATTGTCTTAATGCTTTGTGTCTTTCTTTATTATCGTATTTATTAATGCGAAAGCATAATATCATTTCATATTGCGACATTGGCAATTTATCAACACTTAAATGTCGTGTTTTATTCCCTTTTACCCATATTAAGCAATGTGAAAATTCTGTTGGGTAAGTTGAGCACATTAAATATTTAGCAAATTTAATTTGACAAAAAAGCAATACGTTTGCGTTTTGTTTACATACTCTTTTGTATTCTGCAAATAACTCTTTCCCATTTATAATTTTATCCCATTCGTATTCTGTAACTCCGTATGGCAAATCACAAATAACGCAATCAACAGATTTCTCAGATATATTTTTCATTAGTTTAAGGCAATCGCCATTATATAAATCAATTTTACTCATAATACTCACCTATAATTGTTCTAGGGTAGCGACTAACTCTATTTGTTAGCCGGTAATTGAATAATTAAAAATAGCTTTCTGTACTACAGCTACAAGGCTTTATTTCAATAGAATGTGCTGTGATTTTCCCTGATGTTTCCTCGACATATTTATCATAATTATTTATTATATCTTCTGCAAAAATCGTGTGCATTTTAACGCCGTACCTTTCTGCTGTTTTTCTTTCGATATAGCAGCCATTCCAATCATAGCTCTCACATATTCCAATAAATACATCAGCCTGTGCCAGTTTCTTAAGGCTTTCACCTAAATACCATACAGCTTCTTTGCTGTCTTTAGGTGGGTTATCCTCAATGTAGCTGTCGATAAGCTCTAATTCCTCACCCTCGTATATCTCTGCTACCTTTTTCATCTTCTGAATACTTGATTTGATTTCTTCCTCTGTTCTGCCTTTCATCGGCACGCTTGCAAATAACTGTTTCATAAGTTCCATCTCCTTTTATATGTTTTATCAGCCTTTAGCTTTCTAAGGTCAGCAGCTACAATCAATCTGTAGTCGGTAATTGTTTATTTTAATTTCTTAACTTCCAGACAAGTACGTTTTCCATCCTTTTCAATTCTCCATCTGGTACTCCAATGTTCAATGTGGCAGTTTTTATCTTCATTAAGTGGGACTCTATTGACAATAGCACTTGCAATAGTGCTTGGTGGAATGTCTAAATCATCTACAATCAATGTTTTCATTCCTCATAAACCTCTCAAAATCTCTCCTGCACTTAGGGCATAAATCATACTTGTGGCTATGTAATCTAAATGTATGAATATTTTCAGCTTCTGCCCCTATATCACGATATTCAAATGTTGGTTCTAAACTTGAATATCGTGCAATCCAAGTGAATTTTATCTCGTTTCTTGGTTTTATCTTTATCTCTTTTCCGCACCTGTCGCAAGTGCGCCATTCTTTTTGATGTTTCATTCTTCCACCAACTTTCTAAGAGCCATAAGTAAAAAGCTGTTTGTATATTCGTTCATTTAACGCTTTTTCTAATTCGTCTTTGTACCTAAAGGGACTTAAAGGGCTTTTTATTTCTTCCCTCAATACAGGTGACATATTGTCTATTAAAATGCCTTGTGTAGCACTTGCAAGATTTTGTGGTGGCAAATCCATTAAGGCGCATAACTCCATTCTTTTATGGTCACATTTTCCAGATTTAGGGCAACTTTTACATTTTTCTGCTAATTTACTTAAAGGTTCTGCCATCATTCCACCAACTTTCTACCGCAGATAGGGCAATAATTGATTTCAAACTCCCCCTCTCCATATTCTTCACTGCTGTTGTCATAGCAAAGTTTATAATAATTGCCATAATTAGTTGATTCTATATATGCTCTGCCATATGTATAGCCATTTTCAATCTTCTTCTTTTTACCATTGCAAAATTCACACATATCACTTCTTCCCCCATAAATTGTCTGGTAATTCCTCACCACCATAAATCTTGTTAGCATATTTCTTAAATGTCGGTACGCTACAACCTGCTACTTTTGCCGCTTTTACCTGTGAAGCCTGCCCCGATATGTACAGGTTAATTGCTTCATAAAACTTATCTTTGTTTAGTGGGTGTACGCCCATAGCCATAATAATCACTCCTTTACATTTCTATAAATCTATTTGCCAGCTTGCTAAGATATTCAGCATTGGCAAAATGTGTTATTGAATAGTTGGTATCTTTTCTATGCTCTCTGATGAAATGGTCATTAATCATTCTCTGTAAAACTGTAATACCCTTATCGTCTGTTTCGTATATGTCATCAGAATTGAAATGTCCGTGTTCTGTATCTGTGACAGTTGATAGTACAAAACATACATTCTTTAATGTCCTGTCTGTGAGTATTGGGTGTACTTTGTGGAAATAGATTTCATATAACTGCATATACATCTTAAATCCATCTTTAACACAATCACATATAGCTGAATTATCTATGTCGTTGTCACAGATGTTATTGAACCTATCAACCATATCTTTTTCTTTAAGCAACATTTCATCTCTTGTGACAGCTCTCGCCGTCGGTTTCTCTGAAAACGATGTATGTACCTCTCCATCAATGTTAATTGATGTATTGTCCTTACCTATATTGTCATTTATATTATCTTTTATATTTATATTATTTTTATTAGGTACAACTTTTTGAACGCCCTCGTTCAAGTTTTTTGAACGGTTTTTCAAGTTTTTTGAATGGGTATTCAATTTTTTTAAACTCCGTTCAAGTTTTTCTTTTTCTTTTCGGTCTTGTTTTTTTGCTTTTATTTTTTCTAATTCCTCATCATTAAGTTTAATTGCACTATAATTACAAAATTTTACTCCATTGATAAGTTTCTCTGTCTTTTTAATAAAGCCATCATCTGCCAGCTTATTAAGAAGATTAAATGCTGTTGTTTTTGAGCAATTAAGCCATTCTGCAACATAATTTAAGCTTCCTTTAAATTTGCTTTCACCATCTTGCGAAAAGCCATATACCAAAGCATAAGCAATTAGTTCGTTTCCTGTAAGCCCTAATTCCTTTACCATAAACCCTTGAATTGCTATGTAGTTGTCATTTTTAATGTCTGCCATATTGAATACCTCCGCTTGATATTATTTATGTATGCCTATGATACATACTCCGCTTAATTGATAAAAACAACAAACAGGCACAGCGGAAGTGCTTTTCGGTCTGCATCACCTAGTTTGTTGTAATCGGATAGACAGGACTTGAACCTGTGACTACTTGAATAAATCAAGCGTTACTCCCATCTGAACTACTATCCGTTATATAGTTTAATTAGCTGCTAAAACAGGTTTCTCAACTCACAGCATTGCATATCCCCACTACGAACATTGATATGCGTTCCCACTCGAATTGATGTGGTGTGGATTTGAACCACACATAAACAAGCACTCCTGTCCTTTCAAGCCCCTAGCAATCAGGTATTCCCCTGTGGTTATGCTATGGTGGATTCGAACCACTAGCTCATTCTATCTGCTATTAGCGTTTACCCATTCCGCCACACATCAACTCACATACGGGTTGGTTTTAGGATAATACAGGTAACCAACAACTGTATTTCCATTTCACTTATATGTGAGAACGCCGACATCGTGAATCGAACACGAACAACATTTCTGTTGGATAGCTTAGCAAGCTACTGGAATACCATTATCCCATATCGGCAAATACCGCCTATAACGGCTATCAAGAAACAAGAACAGAAACAATAAAATATTAGGGGTATTTTCGTAAGGAGTGCTTCTTGATAAGTTGGTTTTCACACACCTCTGTATGAGGTAAGCTTTTCCGAGTGGTCTTGCACCACTCTTAACTGAATCTCCAAGAAAGTACATGAAAGGAGGACTACCTTAAAATGCAAAACATGGTAGTCTACGATAAAAGTAAGACAAACTACACCAGTCGGATGCGAACCGACGCATACAGAGGTCAAAGCTCTGTGCCTTACCGCTTGGCTATGGTGCATTAAGTGGCTATTCTCGGTATATATTCGCCACAAACCGCAGTGTACTATCCTTTGTAGCCATTATACTTTCATTGACCGACACGGCTATTCTGACAATTCTATGTATTTGTCAATGTACCACTTAGCTTTTTTAATATCCTCTAAGCCATTCTTGTTATTATGTCTGTAAATGTACTTAAAGGCATTACATAAGCAAAAGTTCTTAACGGCTTCCTTGCCCTGTGTTTCCAACATAACATCTATACATTCAAAGCTGCCAGTCTCATAGTGGCTCGGATGATTAACATTGTCGTTTACCGGCTTTTCATTGATACTAGGTGCAACATCTTTGAGAGGTGTAAAATTGTTATTTTCCCCACCGCTTACAATGCAATCATTGCATGGTCGCTCGTTAAATTGTTTCAGCTTATTTTCACAATTAAGGCACATATTTGTCGAACTCATTAAATATCACCTGCCTGTCTATGATTAGCTCTGTAAGTGTCAAATCCCTCTGGATATCTTGCTTTCAGCTTATCAATGTTAATCTGCATGATTTCATCAAGGCTGAACTCGAAAGAATCGCACATTAAAGCCAAGTACCAACATACATCGCTGATTTCACGCTTTAAATGTTCAGGATCTAGCTGCTTTTCATGAAAAATCCATTTTTTAAGCATGTCGTTAAGTTCTCCAACTTCGCCGGATAAACCAAGTGCAGCATTAAGAACACCGCCTAATTCAATCTCTGGCGTATCTTCACCACGATTACCAATCTTTAAGTCATTAATCTTGCTCAGAAGCCTATCTGTAGACTTTTTATCGTTAGTACGCATAGCCAAAGCCTGATACTCTGCTCCCTGCATTTCTAACTCCTAACTCTTTTTTATTTTTTGAAATTTTTTGGAATTTACTCGGCTGAATTAGCCGTTTTGATGTGTGTATTCATTGAATATCTTGTGAATAATTAAGATGTGTCTATTATACACCTATCTATCAGATTTGTACAGTAGATTTATTAATTATATTATATAGGTTATTATCAAAGCTATATATTAATAAACATAATGGTTATTGTATATAGTTTAATAAATTATTATTGGTTGGTTATGTATATATAAATATATATAATAAGCCTTTTTATCTTTGGAGTTTTTCGGGCAACTTAGTCAGGCTCGCAATGCGTGTATATATAACCCCCACGCCCTGCGTTTGTATATCTTGCACAACAAAATCAGCCAAAGCGGAGCCATTGCACAATAAATAATTATCATGTAATCGCTGCCAATCCGCTTGTTTACTGGCTTTATCGTGCTTTTATCGCTCAAATGTTCTGTTTTATCATTTCGCTAAAGTCTAATTTAGCGAAATGCAATTATTGGAAGCCAAAACGCTAGAAGCCGCTTGTTTACTGGCTTTGTGGGATTACTTGTACATCTTGCACAATGTTTTCTTGTTGTGCAATTTGACGAACATTAGAGCCTTGAGCGTTTCCGGATGTGCCAAGCTGTGGAAGGTCTGCGGCTGTTTTAATGGTCTTTGTGGTGCTTTCCCTGCTGACACCTGGAAGGTTCCAACCAAAACGGCGGTTCATGACCGCAAGCTGTCCAACTGGGTTCTTGCCGGACCAGAGCCGAGCCTCTCCGCTAGATTCATAATCTTTTGACAATTTTTCCCACAAATCGCGACCCGATGTACTTAGTTTTGACGCTCTCTTCTCATTCGCCCAATCATATATAACAGTTTCATTTATACCAGTTAATTTACAATACCCTGATATAGTACATATTTTATTATACTTATAACACATATATATATAATAATCTGCTATATAATTTAAGTACTCATAATTATAACTATTACAATTGCTATTATTTATATTACTATATTGATTGTTATAATTATTATTATTATATCCCTGTAATTTACCCTTTAATTTTAATCTATTAGTGCCCTTAAAAGTATTATTATATACATAAATTAAAGCGGCATAAAAAAGGGATTGTGGAGCCGCTGCCATATCTTCAATGTTTTCTTCCGCACAAAATCTTTTAAAATACATATCAATTTCATTTTCAAAAATTTCTTGACTTTCTGGTGCTTCCTGTACTTTCTCCATTCGTTCCCCTTTCTGTTGGATCTGCTCCAGCTAATTAATTATTATACATTTAATAACATAAAATAACCCGATAACAATATTAATATTATCGGGTGTAAATCTTATATATTTAATTATTAGCAATATAATAACACAATAAATATAATTAATCAATAGGCATTAAAAAAGCGATGTATAACAATATACACCGCTTTAATTATATTATTGCTAGAATGGGCATTCTGTGGAGCTGTCGCCGTTATCCTTTGGAGCTGTCGGGGCTTCCAAGCGTTCCAGCTCTGCAAGTACTAAAGCAGATATAAAAGCGTTGCAGCTCTGCCCTGTTAATTCTTTTATTTTTTCTTTCGTTCCCTTTGGCATATTAACCGCGATTCTGTCAAATTTAGCATTATAATTATTTATTGCTCTTTTCGTATATTCTGGAGTGTTTCCCATGCCGTCACCGCCTTATATAAGATATTTATATATTCATATTATAGTAAGAAAATAACATAAATCAATATATAAAGTCAATATATATTCAACTTATACATTATGCACAAGAAACACTATATAAATAACTTATATAATTGTATATATTTACAGCTTGTATATTCAACTTATATATGTTACTATAATTACACAATAAAAAGGCGGTCACTCCTACCAAGAACGAACCGCCACCAATCAAAAAGAAAGGTAAGTCGATTATAACACAGTCGGCGAAATGGTACAAGGTTATGAGATTTGAAGTTAAAGAGGGCACAATTACAAGTGAAACATTAGGGAAAACAGATATTTATAAAATAGTTGAAAAAATCCCATTCAATTTCTATATATGGAACATTGGCGAAAATATGGGAAGTGACGAATATATCCCACTTTGTCAAGACTTATATCCGGGAATTAAAGATAATTATTCTATCAATCCCGACACTTTAAGAGCTATTAAGCTACCAAAAGAAGAGGTTGAGTTGTTAAGAGAAGCCGCAGCGTGGGGAGTTAATAGCATAGAGACAGCAAGAAAGGCATTAAAGAGCCGCCGCCATAGTTATACGGCTGAAAAGAAGAGAGAAAACGCACGCAAAACAATAGATATATTTGAAAGAATTACAGAATAAGGAGGATTAAATATGAATTGGCAAGTTATAGAAACACAATATTTCAGTAAATTTGAAAGTCCTAAAGAAAAAATTGTGGCACAATTTGATACCTTAGTTTTGGCGGAAGATTTTGTTAATTTAGTTATTCCAAAAGATACACGCGACAGATTCAAGATTGAACATATTAACAAGGAGGTGTAAATTATGAAGATTTTACTTGAAAAGATTAAGAAGTTGGAACAGTTGGAGAAAGCCGCAGACGAAGCAGAAAGCAGATGGACAGAACAGCCAGAAAGCGAAGAATTAGAAAATGCCTTCGATGAAGCATACAAGGCAGAATTTGACGCATATATCAGCGCTGCGAAGTATATTGAATATATGACAGGCGGTGCGGTTGATTTTATGAAAGCAAAGGAATTGATACAGACTAAACGCGCGGAGCTTTTGCAGCTCTTAGCATAATTAGCAAGGCTGGCGCCTCCGGGGTTCGATTCCCCGGCTTGCTCTACCCCTTAAGGGAATAAAAGAAAGAGAGGAAAAAAGATGATAGACAAAAAACATGTAAAGCACATTTTAAGGCAGATTAAAAAGGCATTTAAAAATGCGGATACCCTGAGAGAATATGAAGAGTTATGCGAGTGTATTTATTTTTCTGATTGTAAGTTTGGTTACGATACATTTTTAAAACTTAAAAATCTTGTTTTTTAACCGCCGCAGAGAATGCCAGCCGGACCGATGCCGGCGGCGGTTTTTCCTGTAAGGGATAATATTAAGAATATGGAGGTCTGCGATATGACAATATACGAAAAATTAAACACTTTAACAGCTGGAGAAATCCGCGGAAATTTAGAAAAATTTATATTTATCTATGGAAAAAAGGCGGCTAAAATCTTGGAGCTTGAAAAAATAGCAGATTTTTCTTTCTGGGATAATGGGCGAAGCGTAATTATATACGCAGGTCCGCAAGCTGTTTTTGATTGTAACTATGATATTTTTTATGGCTTAAAAAGGCTTACAACTTGTTATAATAAAAGTGGTCTATTTTATGAATTTAACAATTAATAACTTGATTAAGGGCGTACAATCTGCGCCCTTTTTGGCTTGCTGTGGTTCTGGTTGGTTCGATTCCAGCCGCAAGCATTAAGCGTATATATTTTTATATGCTTTTATTTGCGTACCTTGAAAAATTAATATAACAATGCTATGCTTATATATAAGACTTTGTGCCTTTTTAGGTGTACAAGTGTACCCAGTTGGGGCGGCGTGCGTTCTGGTATATCTTCCAGAACTGGCGACAGCTTCCACGACTTGCGAGGGCATATTATACCCATTTGCACAACGCATTTAAAAGCGTTTTAAAGCTGTTTTACTTTGTAGGCTTATAAGTCTACATCGGCGCAATAAAACCGCCGTACAGGGCAAATCACAAAGTCACAAAGTCAAAACAAGCACAAACCGCAGCCGGTCAAGTTTATATATGGTGCTTTACCTTGTTGAAGTTTTTCATCAATTTTTCAAGGTAAATCTGAACAAAATTGAGGTCAAATTTGGGGAAAAGTTTTTCACGGATTTTTGAATACAAAATTGCATACCCCGGCCCGTATCAAAATTTTTAACTCGAATTTTTATATAGGGGGCGTTTCTTTATTTTTCATATAGCCATAGGCATATAGGGGCGTACTGAAAAAATTGACTGCAAATCTGACAGAAATTTTCAAATTTTTTATTTCCAGAATCTCAAGTTTATTTTGCATGGGTGGCGGGTACTTTTAAGGTTAGCATAAAAAATAGCACCGATTATTCGGTGCTTTTCTTTATATCTTCGATTGCATCTTTTATACTCATATGATTATTATTTATTCTTCCATATAATTTACCATATGAAATATTTTCCATTCTTGAAATTTGAGCCAATATAAGTGCTTGCCCTTTCCATTCATATTTTTTATTTCTTCGCTTATTTATTGCTTGTTCTTGAATAGTAACCCATCTGCAATTTTCAGGACAATAACCTTTATCGTTATCTATTCTGTCTAATGAAAGACCATGCTTATATCCGTTTCTCATAGACCAAGCGATAAAATTTTTAACACCATCCTTTCCTCTCCATTCAAAGCAAACATCTATTCCTCTTGCTCCGTAATAAGGATAACTTATATTTTTTTCATCATAACATCTTTCCATCATACTCTTGTGTTTTCTGTATAATGGACTATCAGTATATCTTTCAATTCCAAGCTCTTTTTTGATTGCTTTGTTTTGTCTTATGTTTCTATATAGTTTTTGGTGTGCGCTGTTTTGGTCTTTGCAATTTTTATTTCCTAATACACAATTCTCTGGGCAATAATCCTTTGTACT